ATGGACGCACGAACAGATCGAGCATGGAACGGGTTCGCGGCCGACGTCGCGGTGTGGATCGACCGCGCCGGCGAGCAACTGTCGGCGATCGCGCACGCGCACGGCGTCAAGGTGAGCCGGCACGAGATAGAAACGGCGCTCGAATCCATCGTAGGGACGGTCGAGGACAAACACGCGATCGAACCTCGACCGGAGACGGCGACCGTCGACGACGTGCGGGCCGGATTCGCCGGCATGGCCGCGCGGGTACTGGCGCGCTCGTCCGCGCAGCAATGGGCGAGTGCGGCTGGCGACATTGCGGTCGACGCGTATTTCGACGCGATGGACGGATCGAAGGATCCGGGCGCGTCGTCGCCGCAGTGGCGCGACGCCGCGCGGACGACGGCGATCGACGCCTACCTCGACGGCATGGCAGTCGGCGCGCGGATCGACGCGTTCGCTGCCTCGATCAAGGCGGCGAACCGATGAGCCTGATGCAAAGCGCCGGCGTGCCGTGCGAGAAGTGCGGGCGGCCGGTCCTCCACGCCGCGAAAACCAAGTCGACGACGGTCGTCCTCGAGCCGGCGGACGGCGCGGGCGGGAACTATGCGGTCGACCGCGGCCGCGACGGCGTGCTGCGCTCGGGCGGGCTGACGGTGCACCAGGCGCGGATGCGCGTCAGGGCGGGCCTTCAGGTGTTCGTCGAGCACAAGACGCATTGCGTGGGCCGGCGATGAGCGCGCGGACGTCCGCGGATCTGTCACGTGACCAGTCCGCGGACCTGTCACGGGAGACATTCGACGCGGGCGAGCTGGTCAACATGCGCTCGACGTCCGGCGGGCGGGTCGAGGTCACCCTCGCCGTGCCGGCCGGTGTCGCGGCGGAAATGACGCTCGGGCACTGGTACGAGCCGGTTTCGACCGATGTTGTCGACGCGCAGGTCGTCGGCTGGCAGGACGACGGATCGCTGATCCTCTCGCCGGTCGAGGCGGCCGCGGTGCGCGAAGTCCTTCAGTCCGTGCGCGCGGAAAGTGCCGGAAATTTGCGCCGCATTTCGTACGCGCTGGGGGTGGTCGTCGAATGAGCGTGAAGATCAAACCGGGGTCTCCGGAATGGCTCGCCACCATGTCGCCGTCCAAGGCCGCGGCCGTCCTCGGGCTCTCGCGGTGGGAATCGCCGCGGTCGCTGTGGCACCGGATGCGCGGCGATCTGCCGCCGGAGGATCCGAAAGACCAGTTCGCGGTCGGGCACGCGTTCGAGCTGGCGCTCTCGGAGCTGTGGCGCGGCGCTAATCCGGGCTGGCGGCTCTCGCCGGGCGAGGTCCAGTTCGACGCGTCCGACCGGTTCGGGTTCCCCTTCATCGCCACGATCGACGGCCGGGCGTCGCGGGGCAGCTCGCGGCGCGTGGTGGAGAAGAAAACGGCGCGCAAGCTCGAGGAGTGGGGCGACTTCTTCACTGACGAAGGGCCGGCGGACTACATAACGCAGGTCATCGTGCAGCAAGGCGTCTCGGGATACACGCGCGAGCCCGCGCACCTGGTGGTGATGGGGCCGTTCTTTCAGTGGCACACCTACCGGGTGCGGTTCGACGCGGACCTGTTCGACGAGATTGTCGGCACGCTGCGCGCGTTTCACCGCTCGCTGTCGGATCCGGACGCCGGGCCGGCGCTCGACGATCACGTCGCGACCTACGACGCGGTGCGCGCGCTCCACCCCGACGTCGACGGCTCGGCGGTGCAGCTCGACGAAGAGCTGGCGCTGGCCTACCTCGGCGCGGTGGTCGATCACCGGGAGTCGGAGGCGCGGCTGCGCGGGCTCAAAACCGAAGTGCTCGACGTGATGGGCGACGCCGCGGAGGCGTTCCTGACGCGCGAAGAGCAGGACGGAAAACAGACATACAAGGTCGCCGGCCGCGGGCCGGGGCCGCACAACTCGATCCGGCTCAATCCGGCGGGGAAGAAAGTAATGGAGGCGCTGAGCGTATGAGTAACGAACTGGCAGTGCGGAATCCAGTAACAGAGCTGGCGATCGAGCCGGAGCAGGTCGGCTTCACCGACCAGCAGCGCGCGGCGGTGCTGCGCCTGGCCGGCGTGCAGGACGCGCCGAACGAAGAGGTCGAGCTGTTCTTTCACCAGTCCAAGCGGACCGGCCTCGATCCGTTCTCGAAACAGATTTACCTGATCGCGCGGACGAAGCGGAAAAAGCAGGGGAACAACTGGGTCGACGACGGACACACGTACACAATCCAGACGGGAATCGACGGGTACCGGGTGCTCGGGCACCGGGTCGCGCGGGCGCGCGGCGACGTCCTCGAGGTCGAGGAGCCGCTGTGGCGCGATCGCGATTCGGGATGGGACGACGCGTGGTTCGACCAGCGTCCGCCGGCCGCGGCGAAAGTGACGATCACGGTCAACGGCAATCGGTACGTCTCGGTTGCGATGTATGCCGAATATGTCCAGCAAACCGGCTACGGCGAGTCTCTACGCCCTAACTCGATGTGGGCGAAGATGCCGGCAAACCAGCTCGCGAAGTGCGCAGAGGCGGCGTGCTGGCGACTGGCGTATCCGAACGACTTCGCCGGCCTCGTCCTCGAGGACGCCGCGCAGAACCTCGCGGACCTGAACGAGCCAGCCGTCGCCGAACGCAAGCGTCGGGGTCCGGGCCGCGGCGTCGCCGGAGTCCGGGCCGCGGTCATGGGCGGAGACAAGCCGGCGCACGAGGTCGTCGACGCGGATCCGGAGCCGGCCGCCAGCGGGGCGTCACCTGATCCGGAGCCGGTCGCGGCCGGGGACGCAACGCAGGGCGATCGAGCGAAGTTGACTAAGGCGCTCGGAAAAGCGGGGATCGTCGACCCGGACGAGCGGCGCACGTTCCTGTCTTCGCGTGTGGGCCGGGATCTGTCGAACATCAAGGATTTAAAGCGCGACGAGATAGCCGGCGTGGTGCGTTTCCTCGAGGAATCGGTCGCGGACCGGGAGCCGGTGGCGACCGAATGAGCGGACGCGCAGTCGCGCTCGACGGACGCGCGCCTGACGTCGCGGGACAGGCGTCGAACGCCGCGACGCCCATTTGTACGAGGCCCGGTTTCAAGCCGGAACCTGGCCGGCTCACGTTGTGGGATGGGCAGGCGTCATGCGAGACCGTCGAGGCCAAACGTCGGCGACACGCGTCCGCCCTGCGCCTGTGCAACGTCTGTCCAGCAATAGAGCAATGCCGACGCTGGCTCGGCGAAGCCGACAAGCGGGGGGTGCTCGTCGACGGGGTTGTGGGCGGAACTGTCCGCGCATGGCGGCGCAACTACTGAGCGCGCAGTGACACAACTCGATTTGTTCGACCAATGCGTCGGCGGCGGCGACGAGCTGCCGCCGGCGCGCTGGTGCTTCGTGTGCGAGAAGCGCCAGCGGCCGCCGGCCGGGATCTGCGGGCCGGCGTGCATACCAACCAACCAAGAGGACGAAAACTAATGACTTGCAACACGATTGACGAGCGAACGCCGATCCTCGTCGACGCGTTCGCCGGGCCGGGCGGATGGGACGAGGGCGCGCGTATAGCGGGCTATACCGGGCAGCTCGTCGGAATCGACACCGATCCGGACGCGTGCGCGACCGCTGAAGCGGCCGGCCACGACCGGATCCGCGCGGACGTCGCGGCGTTCGATCTGACCTACTTCGAGCAGTACCTCGTCGACGTGCTCGTGCTCTCGCCTCCGTGCCAGGCGTGGAGCAGTGCCGGCGGCAAGCTCGGCGAGTTCGACCGGGTGCAGTGCCACACACTCGCCGATCGCATGGCCGCCGGCGACGACTCGACCGACTTCTATGCGTGGGCCGACGATCGCTCGCCGCTGGTGTGCCAGCCGGTGCGCTGGGTGCGCGAGCTGCGGCCGCGCGTCGTCGTCCTCGAGGAAGTGCCGGAGGTCGCGTCACTGTTCGAGCACTTCGCGCGGATCTTCCGGAACTGGGGTTACTCGGTGACGGTGAAGCAGCTCGCGGCCGAAGCGCACGGCGTCGCGCAGACGCGCCGGCGGGTAATCCTGATCGGGCGTCGCGACGGTGTGCCGGCGACCGCGCCGGAGCCGACGCGCGCGCAGTGGCCGGAGCCGGTCGAGCTCGACCTGTTCGGATCCATGCTCGACGGGCCGCGGACTATGGCCGACGCGCTCGGGTGGACCGGCGGCGCTTCACCTGAAGGATTCGGGCCGGGCGATGTGACCATGCTCGCGGCCGGCGTCACGGGGCAGTCGCGGCCGCGCGATCCGTACGGCGCGCCGGCGGCGACGATCACGGGCAAGGGCACGGCCGTGTGGAAACAGTCCCTCGGGGTCGGGGCCTCGGTGACGCGGCGCGTCTCGGTCGCCGAAGCGGGCGCGCTTCAGAGTTTCCGGGCGGACTATCCGTGGTCGGGATCGATCACCAAGCAATTCGAGCAGGTCGGAAACGCTGTTCCCCCGCGGCTCGCGGCCGCCATTCTGGGCCCACTGCTGCCGCCGGCGGCGACGTCGTGACGCGGCGGCGGAGTGGGTGGCGTTCGTACGTCTGCAGGCTTTACGACGATCTGGTCGAGGCGCAGGCGCAGCGGCGCGACGAGTACGCGCTCGGCTACCAGGCCGACGAGGAACTGTTCTACGCGCGGGTCGAGTCGCGAGTGACGTTTAAGCAAACCCTGATTATGTGCCGCGGTTGGGCAGACCGTTTCGGTGCCGGCGCGGACGCTGGGAGGTCCTGACGTGGAGAAGGTATGGCTGTCGACGACGTACTACATGGATCCGGCTGTGGAGGAGCTGACGCCGAACGCTGAGCGTCTGATGACGCGGGCGATCGCCTACTGCGGCAACGCGGAAAACGGCGGAAAAATCACGCGAAAAGCGTTGGCAAACCTCGGCATACCGGCGAGTAGATCGCGAGTAGCTGAGCTGTGCGCGGCAAAAATTCTCGTCGAAACTGACGATCCGAACGTGCTCGAATTTCGGACGTGGGGCCAGTGGCAGGAGTCCGGCGACGCGCTGGCCAGGCGAAAGAAGGCCGATCGCGAACGTAAGGCGCGGGAGCGGGACAGAAAAAAGCGCCAGGAGGAGGAGGGGGTGTCACGGGACATGTCACGTGACGTCCGCACTACAGAGAAGAGAAGAGAAGAGAATATACCTACTTACGTAGGTAGTTCGTCTCACGTAAGCAACGCGGGCGAACCGGATTCGCGGCCGTCGTCGGGCCGGGTCGGATACGAGGATCCGAAGACCGGTCACGTCGAGGTCGTCGAGTCGGATCCGGTGCTCGATATCGACGTGAACGTGGCTCGCGGTCCGGCCGTCGATCCGACGCCGTGGAAGCTGATCCGAGACGCGATCCCGGTCGAGCATCCGCAATCGGTGAAGACGGCGCTCGCCCTTGAGGTGAAGATGTTGCTCGCCGGCGGGACGACGCACGAGGACGTGAAGTCGGCGCTCGTGCTGTGGATGCAGAAGCCGGGCCTCGGGCCGCGCACGCTGCCCTCGCTCGTGTCCGAAGTGATCCGGACGCGCTCGGCACCGGCTCGGACGGCGGCGGCTCGGCCGTCGACGACGGACGCTCGGGTGGCCGCGGTGCAGGAGGCGAAGGCCGCGGAGCGCACGACCGGGCGGCGATCCATCTTCGCGGTCGGTAGCAACGAGCCGGCGGAGCTGGCGCAGTGACGCGCGATGACGTGTGGGATCTGCTGACGGGGATCGCGGCGTTCGACCAGCGCACGGTCGGGCAGTCCGACGTCGACGTGTGGTTCGCGACGGTCGGGTCGGTGCCGATCGAGGATGCCGTCGAGGCCGTGGTGATCCACCACAAGACGTCGCCGGATCGGATCAAGCCGTTTCACGTCGTCGACGGTGCTCGCCGGCTGGCGAACGATCGCGTGATGCGGCTCGACGCGGAGGGCCGGGCGCAGCGCGAGGACTCGCGGGATCGCCGGCTGCGACTGGTCGGACCCGACGAGCAGCTCGGCGCGCTGCCGATCGCGGCGGACGGGGATCCGGTGCCGGGCGCGTACGACGTGAACGGCGCGGTCGATCGGCCGTGTCCGAAGTGCGGGGCCGAAGAAATGTCGCCGTGCGTGAACGTCCGGAGCGGCGAGCCTCGCCGGATTCCGTGCCTCGAGCGCCTGACGGGGAAGGCTCGGCTGTGACGGCGGCGGTCGAGGCGAAGCGGTGCAAGGACTGCGGTCCGGAGTCGAAGCGGCCGGCGACGTATCCGGGTCCGCGGTGCGCGACGCACGATCGGGAGGCGCGCAAGGCGTCGAAGCTGCGGGCGCACGGCCGGCACGTCGAGCGGACTTACGGGATCACCGCGGAGGACTATTGGGCGCTCTACCAGGCGCAGGACGGGCGGTGCTTCATCTGCCGGCGGGCGACGGGCAAGGCGAAGCGACTACCGGTCGACCACGATCACGGCACCGGGGAAGTCCGCGGGTTGCTGTGCGGGCCGTGCAATCGCGACGTGCTCGGGCATCTGCGGCACGACGCGGCGGCGTTCGTGCGGGCGATCGAGTACCTACTCGATCCGCCGGCTCGTGCCGTTCTGGGTGACCGCCGGAATGCCGGCCAGATGGACGCAGGAGCGACGAACGGGGTCGCCGGCGGGTGAGTGCCCGGCGGAGCGTCGGCGCCATGCTCACAATCGAGCTGAGCCTCACTTCGTGATTGTGGGTCACGTTGTGACTTCTAGCGGTGTTTGCGAGACTGACGAGCGCGACGCCGATCGGCGTCGCGGACGTCGACGACGAGGAGCGCAGGGTGCCGGATGCGGTGAGCTACACGCACGACGCGCCGGAGCGCCGGCCGACGCGGCTGTGGGAGGTCCAGAACGCCGTTACGGCGCTCGCCGATTTCGAGTCGCACAAGGAAACGACGTGCTACACCTACGGGCAGTTTTCGCTGATCGACGCCGTGGTCGCGCTACTCGACAAGACCGGGCCGGCGCATATGGACGTCTGCACGTGGACGGTCGGGATCGCCGATATGGCGCGCGTGTACGAGCTGATCGAGGCCGGCCGGATCCTGTCGGTTCGGTGGGTCGTCGACCAGGGATTCGAGTCTCGCCAGCCGGGTTATTGCGAATACTTCCGGCACCTGTACGGCGACGAGCGGATCCGCACGCTACGGGCGCACGCGAAGTTTATCCTTCTGCGAAATGAGCAGTGGGACATAATCATTCGCACGTCGATGAACCTCAACCAGAACACGCGATTCGAGCACTTGGACGTAACCGACGATCCGAAGCTCTCGCAGTGGCACCGATCGGTGATCGACGGAATTTTCGAGACGGAAACGCTCGGCGACTTCAAACCAAAAAGCAACGTCGAAGTGAACGGCGTCGCGGCCGCGGAACACGCCGGCAAGGTCAAACGCGGGCGCGTCGAGAGCAGAGGGCGAGTCAATGTCGGAACGTAAACCACCACAACATCTTTCGGAGTCCGCGGCCGCGGTATGGCTGTATACCGTTGGGCGGCACAACTCCCCCGACGACATTCTCGGGCCGGAACTCGACTCGTATTGCGTCGTCGTCGCGCGCTCTCGCGACGCCGCGAAGCGGATCGACGAGGAGGGCGCAGTCGTGAACGACGAGCGCGGAAACGCCGTCGAGCATCCGGCGTTCGCGATCGAGCGCAAAGCGCAGGCCGCGATCAAGGCGTGGGGCGATCGGTTCGCGCCGTGAGCGCGGTCGGTGCCGGCCGGTCCGGGCGCGCGTGGCGCGCACTGTCGGCGGACTTCCGCAAGGCGTGCGAGGAGTCGGACGCGCCGTGCTGGATGGACGGCCAACCCATCAACTACGCGGCCGGGCCGGACGAGCCGGACGCGTTCAACGTCGACCACTTCTACCCGGTGTCGACGCACCCAGAACTCGGGAACGATCCGGCGAATCTTCGTGCCTCACATCGCGCGTGCAACATCGCGCGCGGCAACGGTGACGCGCCGCTCGGGCTCGGGGAACTATCAGAGGATTGGTGAACATGGCTCGAATCAGAGCACTATCGGCGGCCGTATTGCTGGCCGCCGTATTTGGAATTTTCGCGGCTGCGCCTGCCGGCGCGCAAGGTCTCGGCTGCGCCTCGACAATCGTCGTCGCCGTCGACGGGACAAGCTCGGTCGGGCTCGAGCACACCGTCGTGACTGCGCACACCGACATAGCCGCGGCGAACGGCGCGGACGTCCGGCGTATCGACTACCCCGGCTCTATCTGGCCTCTCGGTCCGTACACGTTCGACCAGTCCGTGCAGATGGGCGTCGACGCCACACGCGCAGAGCTGGCGAAGATCGCGGCGGAATGCCCGGACTCGGACGTCGAGCTGATCGGACACTCACAAGGCGCGACCGTCGTCGGCGACACGCTCGAGCAGATGACGGCGGACGGGCTCGACACGAGCGCATATCGCGCCGTGCTGCTCTCGGACTCTCGCAACCCTGCCGGCATCGGCGCACGCGTGCCCGGAATCTTTCCCGGCTACACAATGCGCGGGATCCGCGGCGACACCGGCGGCGTCGAGCTGGTGCAAGTCTGCCGGCCGCGGGATCCGATCTGTGACTGGCCGACCGTTGAAGAACTCGACCGGTTCGTGACGCTCGGCGCGGACTTCGCGGCACATCACACCGACTATCCGCCCGGCTACCTCGACACCGTGCCACCACCAGCGCACGGTCCCGTGCTGCCGGCCGTCGACGTCCCGGAGCTGCCGGCACTGCCACCGCTGCCGAACCTGACGGAGCCGTACACGCCGCGGCCGCTCGGGCTGTACCTGCCCGAATGGCTGCGCTCGGCACTGCCGGCGGCCGTCGTCGACTGGGTGCCGCCGGCACTCCCCCGACCCTGACAACACCAACCAAGGAGAACCAACACATGACAACGCACGCACTGCTCGACGCCGCGGCATTCCTCGGCGCGCTGATCCTGTTCCTACTCGCGGCCGTCGCCGTGCTCGTCGTCGTCGCCGGCATCATCGTCGGCGTCGTCGTCGCACCGATCGCTCGGCTCGTCCGGACGCGAGGGCCACGTGACCACGTAACGATCGACCACGACAAAGACGGCGGACTGCGGTTCGACGGACCAGTCGACCCGGCGACCGCCGAACAAATGCGCGCCGCATTCGACGCGCACGCACGCACGGCCGGCGACGCCGGCGACGGACTGAACGACGAACAACGCCGCACCATTCGCGAAACATTCGGACCAGGCGGACCCGGCGTCGTCCGCGCGGACGGAATCAACCTCGACAAGATGGGCGGGAACCGGTGAGCGCCGGCGGTCGACTCATCGCTGCGCGCGTACTCGTCGGCGTCGGTGCCGGCAACCTCGGCGCGGCCACGGCGAGCGGCGGCGCTTGGTGGTGGCTCGCGCTCGCGCTCATCGCCATGTTCGCCGGCGACGCGCTGCTACTGGGAACCATCGCGCCATCGGAGTCCGCGGCATGAACAACTGCGAACACTGCATGAGAGAAGCGGAGTACCGCGCCAGCAAAGCGGCCGGCACCGTCGACGAGCACTACGCCGCGATACTCGACGGCCGAACGCTGACGTCGACCAAGCTCGCGCACGCGAACGGCGGTGCATCGTGAGCGATAGCTATAGCGCGCTAGACGTGCTCGACGACTTACACGCGGTCGGAGTCTGGCCGATCCCCTTATGGGCAATGGGCGTCGCCGTCTGCCACGACTGCGGCCACCAGCTCGGCACATTCGAGCGCCAGCGCACACTCTGCGCGCTATGCGAGCGCACGCGAACCTCGGCCATGCTCCGGCGCTACCTGACCGCCGACGAACGATCGGTGACACTGCACCACTGGACGCCAGGGGTAGGGGCTTTCCCATCACAGAGCGCCAGCCAGCCGGACGGGTTCGGGTCGGTACCCGTCCTCTCCCCCCGGAAGGTGACCACCCATCACGCGCGCGCACGCGTAGCGGACGCCGGCGGTGCGTCGTGATTGCGGTCGACTGGTGGTTCGTCGGGCTGATCGCGGCCGTGTGCGCGGTGAACTCGGTCGCGTCGGGCGTCGTGGCTCGACGGCGCTGGATCCGGGCCGCTGCCCTCGTCGAGCTCGAGGCGGCGACGGAGGCGTTCCGGTGGGCGGAGGCGCGCGAGTGGTCCCTGATCGGCGGCGACTGGTTCGCGCACCGGCGCGCGGTGTCAGAACTCGGGCGGGCGCGCGGGCGCATGATCCGGGCGCGGCGCGATCTGCCGGCGCGGCGGTCATGGTGACGACGGCCGGCGACCGGGTGCCGGTGCCCTATCGGATCACGGCGGCGCTCGACCTCGCGGACCTTCACGGGCCGGCCGTCGACGCCGCGCTCGAGGTCCGGGAGCCGACCGTCGACAACTGGGAGGCCGGCACGCTGCGGCCGTCGCCGGCGGACGTCGAGCGACTGTCAAAACTGACCGGGTTCGCCGTCGAGTGGTTCTATCGGCCGGCACCGGATCCGTTCGTTGGGTTCCTGTGTAGTCGCGGCCGCGGCGGGTGCGAGCTGGTCGACGAGCGGCCGGACGCTCCGGTCATCTCATTGTTTCCGGCGGCCGCGCCGGATCCGGTGACGCTGTGGTGACGGATGCGCCGGCGCGCCGGCGGTACCTGAAGGGCGAAGCGGCGGCCGCGGCCGTCGAGGACTTCATGTGGTTGCTCGGCGTCGGCGAGCACATCGACCGGGCGCTGCGTCGCGTCGGGGTGACGCCGGCGGCGATGGAGAAGCTACTGCGCCGGCGCGGCGACGAGCTGCCGGCGGAACTGGTGGGCGTCGCGGCGCAACGACGGAGGGAAGGGCTGAGGAATGGCTGACGACGAGACGGTCGCAGAGCGGGCGCTGCGTATGCGTAAGTCTGGCTCGTCGTGGGCGACGATCGAGGAGTCGGCCGGGCTGCCGGCGGCGGTGCTCGCGGAAATGGTCGCGGATCTGCTGGTCGCTTGGCCTGAAGTTGCGCGCGATATCGAGACGCGGCTCGACCTCGCTCGGCTCGACGCGCTGCTGGTCCCGGTGTGGAGGACGGCGACTCGCGGCGACCTGAAAGCGGTCGACCAGGCAATGAAGATTCTTAACCGCCGGCACGACCTGCTGTCGGAACTCGGCGGATCCTCGGTCGAGCTGCCGGCCGGCGCGGAGGCCGGCGACGAGGACGGGCCGGCTCCGGAAGATCGGCCGGCGGTGGCGGTGACGCCGGCGGACTACCTCGCGAGCGTGCGTCGGGCGGCGGCCGGCTCGGCTGCACCGGCGCTGCGGCTCGTGGAGGACGACGACGAGGACGGGGACGAGTAGATGACTGACCAGGACGAGAGTCTGCCGGCGTCGGTGGCGCGGGCGGTCGCGGCGCGCGGTGCTGAGATTAAGCGCGAGGACCAGGCCGCGGTCGACCTTGCGATGCGGTACGCGCTTCAGATCGAGGCCGGCGTGCAGGCCGGCGGGCAGGATGCGACGAAGGCGCTCTACCTCGGGCCGCACCTGTTGAAAACTCTCGGCGAGCTGGGTTGCACTCCGGCCGGCCGGGTCACGCTGGCCGGCGGCGACGCCGGCTCGGCGAAGGGCGGAAAGTTGGCGGCTCGCCGTGCTGGCCGCGCCGGTTAAGGGTCACACCACGCCGCGCGTCTTCACTCCGGAGCTGCGCGAGCTGACGCCGGAAACGTCGCTCGGTTTCGAGTGCATCGCGTTCCTCGAGGAGGATCTGGGCTGGGTGCTGCGGCCGTGGCAACGGTGGTTGTATATCCACGCGCTCGAACTCGACGAGTCGGGCGAGGGCTTCAGGTTCGACACGATTGTCGTGCTGATTGCTCGCCAGAACGGGAAGACGAAGTGGTTGCTCGGGCTGGCGCTGTGGCGGCTCTATGTCGACATGGCTCGGCTCGTGATTTCGACGGCGCAGGATCTCGACAAGGCGGAAGAACTGCTCGACGAGGGCGCGGGGATCATCGACGAGGATCCGGAGCTTAACGGCGAGCTGGTCAAGTACCTACAGACGAACGGAAAACGGAAGATCACCCTTACCGGCCGGCGTCGGTGGAAGGCGCAGACGGCGACGCGTAAGGGTGGCCGTTCATTGTCCGCGGATCTGGCGATCCTCGACGAGCTGCGCGAGCATCAGAGCTGGGCGGCGTGGTCGGCGATCGTGCCGACGACGACGGCCGTCGCGCGCTCGCAGGTTGTCGCGGTGTCGAACGCCGGCGACCAGACGTCGATCGTTCTACGTACGTTGCGCGACGCGGCCGGCCGGAAGATCGAACTCGGGCAGACGGACGAGACGAAGGTCGGACTGTTCGAGTGGTCGGTGCCCAAGGGCGTGCCGTTCCGGGATCCGCAATATTGGCCGTACGCGAATCCTTCACTCGGGTACGGGATCACGCTGGAAAAGCTGAAGGGCTTCCTCGACACGGGAATGCCGGAGGCGGAGTTTTGCACGGAGTACCTGTGTCAGTGGGTCGACACGCTCGATCCGGGAGTGTTCCCGGAGGGCGCGTGGGAGAAGTGCCGGGATCCGGAGTCACGGCGCGCGCCGGATGCGCCGCTGTCGGTGGCGCTCGACGTGTCGTTCGATCGTCGGTGGTCGCACATCACGGTAGCCGCGCCGCGTGCGGACGGCGCGTTTCACGTCGAGCTGATCGCGTCGCGGGCCGGTACCGATTGGATCGTCGACTGGTTCGCCAAACGGGCACAACGTATGCCGGAGGTCGTGGTGCAGGCGCGCGGCGCGCCGGCGTCGTCGCTGATCGAGGATCTGAAGCTGGTCGAGTACGAGGACGAGGACGGGAACAAGCGCACACTGAAGGTCATCGAGTGGGGCGGGCCGGAGCTGGCGGCGGCGTCGGGCCGGTTCTATGACGCGGTGATGCAGCGGCGGATCCGGCACCGGGGGCAGCCTCGACTGACCGCGGCCGCGGATCTGGTGAAGTCCAAACAGTCCGGCGACGCTTGGTTTTTCGAGCGTAAGAACAGTGTCGGCGACGTCGCGCCGGTGGTGTCGGGTGTTGCGGCGGTCTGGCGTGCCATGCAGCCTAAAGAGGACGAATCGTCGTCCGCTTATGACGAATACGACGACGCGGAAAGCATGTTCGCGTGATCGGGAGGGCAACGAATGCCGGGTGTACGGCGGTATCTGAAACAGAACATCGGCCGGGAGGTCGTCGTGCAGTGCTGGGGTTTCGCGGTGCGCGGCCGGCTTCATGCTGAAAAGGGCGACGGGATCGTTCTCGTCGACGTGTCGATGCTCGACCAGGAGTCGCGGACGCCGGTCTGGGCGACTATGCCGGGCGAACTGATGGTGCCGGCACCGGGCGTTCGTTTCGTGCAGGTCGTGCCCTGATGGTCGTTTTTCAGTCGCTCGACGGACTGTCGGCACACCTTGAATCATCCGGCGCCACAGTCGATTTCCCGGACGCCGGCGTTCCGCTGACGGACCTTACCGGGTCCAAGGTGAACGAGGCCGCGGTGCTGCGTAACCAGCCCTCGGTCCGCAAGGTGACGAGCTTCATTGCGGCGAAGGTGTCGGCGGTGCCGGTTCATCTGCACCGGCGAATCTCGGACACCGATCGCGAGCGCGTGACCGATCATCCGCTGACGACGGCGCTACGCGAGCCGGTGCCGCGCATGACGTCGGTTCGGTTCTGGCATGACGTGATGATGGATCGGCTGATTCACGATCGCTATTGCATTGTGTGGGGGTACGACGACGACCGGCTGACGCTGACTCGGATTCCGGCGCGGCGCACGAAGTTCTACGGCGACGGGCTCGGGTCCGTTACGCGGATCCGTGTCGCGATGCCGGACGGCTCGGTGGTGAAGCTGGATCCGTCGCAGTGCGTGATCGACGTCGGTTACTCGGTGGGATCTTCGGCGAACGGATTGTCGCCGATCGAGACGCTTTCGCACATCTTGCAGGAGTCCGCGGAGGCGGTCGAGTACCGCCGGAGTGTGTGGGAGAACGGCGCGCGTATTCCGCAGGTGGTGCGCCGGCCGGCGTCCGCGCCGAATTGGAGTAAAGAGGCGCGCTCTCGCTTCATGCGCGGGCTCGAGGCGTACCGGAAGGGCGGCGGCAAAGAGGGAAAGTGGTTGCTGCTCGAGGACGATATGGAGATTTCCGGATCGTCGGCGAGCGCGTTCCGGCCGAAGGACACGCTCGACCTTGAGGGCCGCAAGCTGACCGATATCGAGGTCGCGGCGGCGTATCACGTTCCGCCGGAGCTGGTCGGCTCTCGTGAAGGCACGTACTCGAATATTGACGCGTTTCAGAAGATGCTTTACGGGCCTGTGCTCGGGCATCACTTTATCCGTAACGAGCAGGCGATTAACACGCAGCTCGTGCCGGCGGTGAGCGACGACGCGGATCCGATCTACGCCGAATATGCGATCGAGGCGATGATGCGCGGATCTTTCATCGACCAGGCGAAGGTCGGGCAGACGGTCGTCGGCCGGCCGACGATGACGGTCAACGAGTGGCGCGCGCGTATGAACATGCCGCGGGTCGACGGCGGCGACGAGCTGATCGTTCCGATGAACGTGACGGTCGGCGGGCAGGCGTCACCGACCGACGTCGAGGGCCGGCCGGCCGGCGACGAGTGAGCACAATCGAGAAGGGTGGGACACGGTGAAAACCAAAGACTTTCAGGTCGCGATCAAGGCGGCCGGCGAGAGCGACGGGCTGAAGGCCGGCCAGGTGCGGATGCTGGTCTCGGTGTTCGGCAACGTCGACTCTTACGGCGACGTCGTGATGCCGGGCGCGTTCGCGAAGAGTCTTGCGGACTGGGCGGCTAAGGGCGATCCGATCCCCTTCATTTGGTCCCACCAGTGGGGCGACCCGTTCTCGCATATCGGCGCGGTCGACTCGGCGTCGGAGGTAGAGGCCACGGCGACGTCGCCGGCCGGCCTCGAGGTCGTCGCGACTCTCGACGTCGAGGGCGACGACCCGGAGAACTCCAAGGCGCGCAAGGTGTACCAGCTACTCAAGGGCCGGCGCGTCACGCAAGCATCGTTCGCATACGACACCCTCGACGCGGAAATGGTCGAGCGTGAGGCGGAGGACGGCGGCAAATATTACGTCTACGAACTGCGCGAGCTGGCAATTCTCGAGGTCGGTCCGACGCTGCTCGGCGCGAACCGCGACACCGAACTGCTCGAGGCGAAGTCGCGCGAAGTGCTCGCGGCCGCGGCAAAGGCCGGCCGGGTGCTGTCGACGAAAAACTATGCGGCGCTTCAGGAGGCGCACGCCGCGATCGGCGACGTCCTCGCCTCGGCGGAGGCGGAGAAGTCCGGCGACGCGGCGGTGGGTGTTGAAAAGGCAGACGGGGCAGGCGAGTCTGAAGCGACCGACGCCGGATCGGCGCAAGCACGGGCGCGGCTGACTCTGATCGGGCAATAACCAGGAGGAATTATGGGGCCACGGGCCAAGCTGAAGGCCGCACTCGCTCGAGTCGCGGAGCTGAAGAACCACGACGGCGATTTCTCGGCGGAGCAGATCGAGGAAATTACCAAGCTCGATACCGATATCAAGGCGTACCGCGCGGAGATTGAGGCCAACGACGCCGCGCAGGCCGCGCTGAAAAACATCGCCGGCGAGCCGAACGAGGGCGACGGCGACTCGCTCGACGACCAGGACGTCGACGACGAGCCGGCCGGCGGAGTCAAGTCCGGCGGAGCGCGCACCACGCCGCGCGGCGGCAAGACGTACGGCGAGATGTTCACCAAGTCCGACGCATACGGGCGTTTCGCGAAGGAGTACCCCTCGGGCGTCTCCAACGGTTCGCCGGTCAACATCGGGCGCGTGAAGGTCGGCGATATGTCCGGCTACTTCCGCAACCGTAAGGACGGCACCCTGACCACGGGCGACGCCCGGATCGCGCCGACGCGTATGCCTACCGTCGATCTGGTCGAGCGTTCGCGTCTGTCGCTGCTCGACCTGATTTCGCGCGGCCGCACCGACGGGAATTTCGACTACGTGCAGGTTCGCGCGGTGACGCGTAACGCTGCCCTGGTCCCGGAGGCCACCAGCGGCACCGACGACGCGGCGCTGAAACCGACGTCGAACATGGAGACGGCGATCGAGGACGCGAAGGTCTGGACCTACGCGGACGGATACGACGTCACGAACCAGCTGCTTTCCCGTGCGCCGGCTTTCGCGTCGTACATGAACAACGAACTTGCGTACTCGCTCGACGACGTGATCGAAGATACGTTGCTGAACTCGGACGGCGAGAACGGCCGGCCGCGCGGCATCCTGCACACCACGGGCGTACAGGAAGAGACGTACGTCGGCGGCACCGGTGACACGATCACCAGCGAAGCGGCGTTCGACTTCATCCGTGCATCGCGTCGGGCGATCACGTCCGTTACCCGCAAGGGCCGCGGCGGCAAGGTCGACGCCGTGCTGCTCTCGCCGGAACTCGACGAGGCAATCGACCTGTTGCAGGACGCAGACGGCCGTTTCCTCGGTAACGGTCCGTTCTCGATGGGTCCGGGCACCCTGTGGGGTCGTCCTCGCGTCGTGTCGGAGCGTCTGGATCCGCTCGAGTCGCTGCTCGGCGATTTCAAGCAGGTTGCACTGCTCGACTGCGAGGGTCTGTCGGTGCAGGTGTTCAACCAGCACAAGGACTACGCGCAGCGAAACCTGAACTACGTTCGCGCGGAGCTGTCGGCCGCGCAGGCGTTCTGGCGTCCTGCTCGTATGGTGCACATCGCGCCGGCCGCTGCGGATGTTGGTGCCTGATGCCTGAGCACAAGATGGTTGTTGTCGACGGTGTTCGTTACCGGCCGGGCGACGTTCCGGACGGGCCGCGCTCGGCGGCCGTCCCGGAGCCGGCGGCCGGCGACGCGAACAAGAGCAAAGCAAAGACGAGCGCGAAGGCGGGCACCGGTGGCGGTAACCGGAGCTGACGTAATCAAGGCCGGCGCGGGCCGGTTCGACGACGAGGAGCTGGCGGACGAAAAGGTCGCTCAGGTGTGGGACGCGGTGCGTTCTTACTGCGAGTGGCATATTTCGCCAGTTCTCGAGCGCGTCGAGCTGATCGTCGACGGATCCGGCTCGCCGATCCTTCAGGTTCCGACGCTTCGCCTGTTGGCGGTGCACTCGGTCCGGGAGGAGGGCGAGCCGGTCGATCCGTCGCGCTTCATGTGGTCGGCGGACGGCACGCTGAAAAAGCGTGTCGGCTGCTGGACGAGTGAATGGCGCGGCATCGAGCTGATCGTCGATCACGGGCTCGAGGACGTGCCCGCGCTCGACGGTGTGGTGCTCGAGGTCGCGACGCGGGCGATGACTGCGCCGGCCGGCCAGATCGGGTTACGCGTCGGCCAGGTCGACGAGAGGTTCGGCGCGACGGTCGGCGGGTTCGCGTTCCTCGCGACCGATTACGCCAAGCTCGACAAGTACGTCGTACCGGCGGAGGCGTAACCGTGGCCTACAGCGCACGAATCGACATACTCCGGCCGCGGGAGGTCAAGGACCGCTATTCGTCGGAGGCGGTGTCACTCGACTACTCGGATCCGATCGTGATTCCGGTCGAGCGGCGGGTGTCACTACAGCCGGCGGCGTCTCGCGAGCAGGGCGACAACCGAAACGGGATTATCACGGGCTGGGTGCTGACGACTCCAACCGGGATGGACCTCGATCTGCGCTCGACCGATCGCGTTCGACACGGTGAGCGGGTGCTCGAAGTGAGCGGCGACGTCGCGCGGTGGCCGCATCCGATCCGGCCGGACCTCGTGCACCACGTCGAGGCCGCGCTCGAGGAGGTGCGGGGCTAGTGAGGCTGACACAGAAACAGGTCGACGCGATCATGCGGCACGGTCCGCTACAGGCTCGGCTCGCGGAGAAGGGGCGCAGCGTCGCACGCCGCGCGCAGTCGATCACGGATGAACTCGGCGGCGAGGCAACGATTTCGGTCGTCTCCGGGATCCGGCCGGGCGGGCGATCGTTTACGAACGTCGAGTCGGACTCGGCGGAAGAAGAGTACGGATCGGAACGGAAGACGCGGCGGCGGGCGCTGGGTCGAGCTATTCGAGAGGTTAGGTGATCTAGCGGTGAAAATTCGCTACACAGTGCATCGCAAGGCGGCGAAGGTCGGCACGGTCGAGGACGTCGCGGAGGACTGGGCCGCTCGGCTGATCGGTGCCGGCCACGCCGTGCTCGCCGATTCCGGTCGCGCAGCTCGGCCGGCGGCCGGCGGCCGCTCGGCTTCACCTGTGCAGACGGACGCCGGCGCGGCCGGCGAGAACAAGGCGGACTGAGCGGTGGCCGGCGTCGACGTCGAGGCGGAACTCGTGGCCTACCTCGGCGCGGCCGGCCTTCGCACGTTCGCAACGCTGCCGCCGGGATTCGACGAGGATCTGCCGGCGGTGCGCGTCGTCGAACTGCCGGCGCGCGAGCGGGCGCGGGCGTGGAACGGGCCGGCGCTCGTCGACGACCGGGACGTCGACGTGGACGTGTTCGCCGGCACCGACGAGGCGGTCGCGGACACGGCGGCGCGGGTTCGCTCGCTCGTCGAGTCGATGGGCGTCGCCGGCATGACGGTCGCACGGGTGCCGTTCTTCACTCGCCGGCCGGACTGGAACAACAACACTCGACGGCGCGGCGCTGTGCTGTCGTTCATCACAAGGTAAGGGGCACAACATGACTGCACCGACGAGCAACTACGACGACGCGCTGGTGCGGCTCGGCGTCACTGGCGCGCTTCGCGTCGGCGAGCGCGGATCCGAAATGCCGGTGAACATGGAACCGTGGATGGCTCCGTTCGTCGACCTCGGTTACATTTCGGATGAGGGGATCACGGAGAACCGGGAGCAGGACTCGACGCCCTTCACCCCGTGGCAGACGAACGCTCCGGTCCGCGTGGAAACCACGAACGAGGTCATTTCGTGGGAGACGACCCTGTGGACGACGAGCTGGGACACGATTTCGGTCTACTTCAAGGTCAAGGCCGAAGATGTGGACTACGACGAGCAGTCCGGCGTGACGTCGTTTGTCGACGGCGACAAGAAGGCTCGGGATCTGCGCGCGTGGGGTATTGACGTGATCGACGGCGTTTACGCGCGTCGTGCGCTCATTCCGAACGGTGAGATTACCGAACGCGGCGGGCTGGTGTACCGGAAGGACCAGCTCATCGGCTACCCGGTGACGCTGACCGCTTACCCGGGGCCGGAAGGCTGGTCGGTCAAACGTGAGTTCAAGGAGGGGTGGCGCGTGCCGGCTCTCGGCGGCGGTGCCTGACACCTGACGCTCTCACCTGACGCCGGCCGGCGGGCATTTGCTCGCCGGCCGGCGTTTTCTGTATCCGCGCTCAGTGCCGATCACATTGTGATGCTTTCCTATATCTGCGCGTTTCGGCACACTATGAGAGGGCAGCGGCCGGCGCGGTGCCGGTGGACGCAACGCCGGCCGCTGCCGGCTCGGAATCCACCAGGCATCCACCGGAGGAGTTGCAACACATGGCAGATCACAAGGCGCAGCCGATCGACCTCGACGCAATGCTCGAAAAGCGTCAGGAGGAGGTCGGCTCGGTCGACCGATTCCCGTTCACCTTCAAGGGGATTCAGTGGTGGGGCATGGACCCGGTGCTGGCGGATGACGACTGGAAGGACGACCTTCGCGATATCTCGGAGGACGAGGAGTCGACGCCGGCGGACGTTGCGCGCCACTACCTCGGCGATGAGCAGTGGGAGAAGTTCGTCGAGGCCGGCGGATCGTCCGGACTGTGGTCGCAGGCGCTTACCCAGTACCTCGAAAACCAGAGGGCGGTCGATGCGAACGGTGACCCTACACGGGCGCGTCGATCCTTCAATCGTTCCCAGAGGCGATCGAAGCAGCGCTGATCGCTGAATACGGAGACGACTACGTGGGCGCGTACTGGCGGCGCGAGATTTCCGCTCGCCAGCTACGCGTGCTCGTCGAACATCTTCCGCCGGGTTCTGCTCTCCACCGGGCGCGGAACGACGGCCAGCAATGGACGAACGTCGAGGCGTTGCTGTGGCAGCTACTGCACTACTTGAAGATTCTCGACCAGCGTCTCGTCTGGCATCGGGGCAAGCGGCCGAAGTGGCCGAAGTGGTTGCAGTTCCCGTGGTCTCGCGACGCGGTGCAGCTCGGCGACCGCGGCGAAGCGACGTCGCAGGAAGTTCTCGACTATTTGCGCTCGATGAGTCCGCAACGAAACACGAAGTAGCGACGGAGGTTTCCCGGTGGCGGCTGACGATGTGGTGTGGGTGCCGGTACTTCCGTCGCTGCGCGGGTTCGCGAACTCGCTGTCTCGCGGCACTCGTGACGCCGGCGAGCGCGCGGGCCGGGAGGCCGGCGACGCGATAGCGGACGGGCTCGGCCGCGCGCAGTCTGCGGTGAACAAGGCGACGGAAAAGCTCGCACGCGCGCAGGACAAGGTGTCGGACGCGACCGGCCGGCAACGGGTCGAGCAGCAGAAGCTCGAGGATCTACAGAACTCGGGCCGGGCGACTGCCGCGCAGCTCGCGGCCGCGGAGGAGCGCGTCGAGTCTGCGCGGCGCGGGGTGCAGACGGCGACGCGCTCGGCCGTATCGGCGCAGAACGACCTGTCGGACTCGATGGATCGCGTACGGCGGGCGCAGGACGAGGCCGGCGACTCGGCGGCGCGCGGCGGCCGCGAGGTTCGCGGTTTCGGCGACGACGCCGACGCGGCCGGCGGCAAGCTGAAGAATCTAGCGGTCGCGGCGGCCGGCATCGGATCCGCGGTCGAGCTGGGCCTCGCCGCGATCGACAACCAGGCGGTGACGAACAAGCTCGCGGCGTCCCTCGGCGCGACGGGCGAACTCGGCGCGGAGTACGGCCAGATCACGGGCGACCTGTATAAGAACGCTTTCGGCGACTCGATGGAGGACGTCTCGACCGCGGTCGGCGCGGTCGCTTCATCCTTCCGGACAGCCGGGTTCGAGGGCGAGGCGTCGATCGAGCAGATTTCCGAAAAGGCTATGAATTTCGCCGGCATATTCGGCGGCGACGTCACGGAGTCGGTGCAGTCCGCGGCGCAGCTCGTGACGAACGGGCTCGCGAAGGACTCGACCGAAGCGTTCGACCTGATGACGGCGGCGGCGCAGCGGGTGCCGGCCGCGATGCGCGACGAGCTGCCGGAAATTATGAACGAGTACGGCACCAACTTTCGCGCGCTCGGGTTTGAGGGCGACGCGGCGTTCGGCGTCCTCGTCGCGGCGTCGGACAACGGGAAGATCGCGCTCGACAAGACGGGCGACGCGCTGAAAGAGTTCACGATCCGCGGATCCGATATGTCGACGGCATCCGTCGCGGCTTACGAGCGGGTCGGGCTGAACGCTGAGGCTATGTCGGCGGCGATCGCCGGCGGCGGCGCGGAGGCGCAGCAAGCACTGCGCGACACGGCGTCCGGACTGCTCTCGATCGAGGATCCGGCGGAGCGCGCGAACACTGCTATCGCACTGTTCGGAACGCCGCTCGAGGATCTGTCGGTCGATCAGATCCCGGCATTCCTCGAGGGGCTGACCGGCGCAGAGGCGAACATGGCCGGCTTCGAGGGGTCCGCGGCCGCGGCCGGCGAGACACTGCGCGGCGGTGCCGGCGTCGCGCTCGAGGAGTTCTCGCGGACGGTGAAGGGCGGGCTTGTCGGCTCGCTCGGCACTATGGCCGGGTTCCTGATGGACAACGCCGGCGCGCTTCAGTCTCTCGCGATCGCCGTTGCACCGCTCGCGGGAACACTGCTCGCGATCGTCGGCGGGATCAAGGCGTGGACTATCGCGCAGGCCGCTTTCAACATCGTGATGAACGCGAATCCGATCATGCTCATTGTGACCGGGCTCGGGTTGCTGGCGGCCGGCCTGATCTACGCCTACCGGGAGTCGGAGACGTTCCGGAACATCGTGCACGGCGCAATGAACGCGGTCGGCGCGGTGTTCTCGTGGCTGTACGACACCATTATCGAGCCGATCATGGGATGGTTCGGCGACCGGCTGCGCGAGGCCGGCGCGGCCGCAACGTGGCTGTACGACAACGCGATTCAACCGGCTATGAACGGGGTCGGGTCCGCGATCGAGACGGGCGTTCGTATCGGTAGCGGCGCACTCGATGCACTCAAGTCCGCTATGGGCGCGGTCGGCGATTTCTTCGGGTCGGTCGGCCAAACGATTTCGGGCGTGTGGGACAACATCGTTATCGGGATCAAGCGCGCGGTGGGCAACATCGGGCGCGTACTGCAACGGATCCAGATTCCGGACTGGGTGCCGGGCGTCGGCGGAATGGGGACGAAGGGGCTCGGCGACTCGCTCGTCTCGTGGGCCGCGCCGTACCGCGACGGCGGCCGTGTCACGGGTCCGGGCGGACCTCGCGACGACGCGATCCTCGCTCGCCTGTCGAACGGCGAGTTCGTCGAGCCGGCGCACGCGGTGACACCGGAGACGCTGCCGGTGCTCGAGGCGATCCGCGGCGGCTGGGTGCCCTCGGCGGAGTTCCTGCACGGAATGCTGCCAGGCTACGCGGACGGCGGACTGGTCACTACCGGCGAGCTGATCGACTTCGCGCGCGGCGTCGAGGGCGCGGAGTACGAGTGGGGCGGGGTCAACTGGGGCGATTGCTCGGGGGCTGTTTCTGCGCTCGCGAACTTCGCGACCGGCCGCTCGCCGTTCGGATCACGCTTCGCCACGGGGAACCAAGAGTCGGCGCTGGCGGCGATGGGCGCAATTCCGGGCGTCGGGCCGGCGGGCTCGCTGTCGTTCGGTTGGTACAACGGCGGACCGTATGGCGGGCACACTGCGGCGACGCTGCCGGACGGAACTCATTTCGAGATGGGCGGCGCGCGCGGCGACGGCCAGTTCGGCGGGATCGCGGCCGGCGCTGACGATCCCATGTTCTCGGACCACGCGCACTTCCCCCCTGAGTTCTTCATGGGCGGCGACGCGATGCCGGACGGCACGGTCGGCGGGCCGGCCTCGGGCACCGGCGGGGTGTCGGGCATCGGCGGCACGTTCGACGCGCCGGCTCCAGTCGGATCCGCGCCGTCGAGCACGGGCGGCTCGTCGAGCGCCGGGACGTCGGCCGGTATGTCCTCGGCGGGGGCGTCCTCGTCGACGTCGGGCGCGTACTCGGCGCAGGAGTTCGAGGGATTCCTTCACCAGCTACCGCGCCAGATATTCGACGAGACGGTCGGCGACACTCTCGACTTTTTCGGCCTCGGCAAGCTCGGCGACATTGCGTTCGACCTCACGGAGTCCGCGGCCGCACCGGCGCTGTCATCTGCGCCGGCTCTCGGCGAGCAGCCGGCCACACCGACCGACGCGGAGGGCGCGGAAGGTGCCGGCGGCGACGGCGAGCGCGGACCGCTCGTGGTCATTGAACAACTGATCGCCAACAACCCAGAGGAGGCGGCGCAGGAAATGAGCAGAGAAGCGCGGCGACTGGTCCGCTCGGACGCATTGGCCGGCGGATGGTGAGCCGGGCGCGGGACGGCTTCATTCCGGGGTCGATGACGGTCGTTTACTACGTCTCCCCTGACGGGGTTGTCCTTCATCTGTCCGGGGGTGTGCACGGCGGCGAGGGCGGGTTTCGCCTCGGCTCGGGTCCGGAGGGGCTGGGCCACGTCGACGTCGAGGCGATATTCGATCCGTCCGCGCGGGGCATCGGCGAGCACTACCTCGGTGCGACGTTCGCGCACGGGAAGATCGACCTACCGATTCACGTCTACGGCTCGACTCCGGACGAGGCTCGGCGTCGTCGCGAGTGGCTGCGGTCGCTGATTCAGCGCGACCGCATGGGCTGGCTGTGCGGGTACACGTCGGCCTCGGGGTGGCGGTGGCTACCTGTGCGCCGCGGGTCGATCAAACCGGCCTACACGCGCGATCCTGCCGGCACGAACGGAACGACGTTCGACGTCCTGTTCATCGCCGACAATCCGTTTGCGCGCGCCGCGGACGGTGACGCTCCGGAGTGGCTGAACCGGGCCGGCGCGGGCGCGGTGTCCGGATCCCTGTCGCTGTACGCGGGGCCAGAGGTCGAGTCGTGGCCGATCTTCGTGTTCACGGGTCCGGGGCAGCTCCGGCTCGTCTACGCCGACAACGATGTCACCCTGCCGGCCGTCCTCGCAGGTGAGTGCGTGCAGATCGACACGACGAACGGCGCGCAGACATTGCGAGCTCGCAAGATCGGCGACACCGGCCGCGGCCGCAACCTGTGGCCGCTGATGAAGGGCCAGCAGTTCGTCGGACCGATTCCGCCGGCGGAGGTAACGCGGGTGTCTTTCACGGTCCGCGGTGCCAGCTCGGCGACGCGCTTATGGGCGACGACGCCGCGGTGGCAGGAGGGCGTGCTATGAGCCGGCAAGCGTTCGCGGACTTCCAGCAGGAGGCCGCCGACGAGCGCCGGGTGTTCGGCAACCCTCGGGCGCGCGTTCGCATGATGACGAAAATGATGGACACGTTCGCGCCGTGCAACGATCGGCGCGGATTGACCTTCACGGACAAGGAGAATGCGGCCGGCGGGCTGTCGTTCAAGGTTCCGGAAAACGACACGTGGATCGAATATTTCTACGGGCAAGCCAAGTACGCGGTGCGGCCGATCGTCGTCGAGCTGCCGGGCTATAAGACGCTGTGGTTCGTCACGTCCTACGGGCGGGTGCGGGAGGGCCGGCGGCGGTGGATTCAGGTCGAGGCGGTGCACTGCCTCGAGCATTTCAACTGGATCCGGATTTTCCCGGACGCGTTCCTGCCGCCGGAGTTTCAGCCTAGTAAGTATTCCCTCGGGCTCGGCGGCGCGTGCTCGGTGCTCGCCGGCGAGCTTATGTCGAACCTCATTCGGACACAGGCGAATCTGTGGTCTATTCCGACCGGAAACCTGTTCGCGCTCGAAACGTGGAACTACCTACGTAACGCGTTCTGGCCGATGATCGTCAACCCTCGGAACAAGGGGTTCGGCGACGGCTCGAAATGGGCGATCACGACGTCGCGGATGGACAAGTTTATGGACCTCGCGACGGAGGTCTGTTCGACGACGAACGTGTCGATGAAGGCGGATCTGTGGGAGCCGGGCGATCCGCAACCGTTCCCAGAATTTACGATTCTGGACCGGCCGACGCTGGTGTTCGATTTCGTCGAGCGCGGGCCGCATCTCGAGTTCTCCGGAAATATCGTCACGGGCTTCATCCGGACGGTCGTCGAGGCCGCGACGGACGCGCTCGAGTGGATCACCTATCCGATCCTGGGCGCGAACGGTTGGGACGAGTACGTGGACCGCGATTCGCTCGACGGCACGCTCGCCGGCCGGCCGTTGGCTCTGTACCGGACGGGGCAATACTCCACGGTCGGTCACGTCGAGCAGATGACGCATATTCCTATGGCGACGCGCGCGACGGGCGGCGGCAAGTCGCCGACGTGGATAAACGACATTGCGGTGAACTCGGCGAACTTCGTTACGGGCCTGATCGGGCAGCTCTTCGGGTTTCCGGGGCTCTCGCTCGGGATCTTCACGGACCGCGTGAAAGACGTCGCGTTCGCGTTCCATTCCGTCGAGGATCTGCGCGCAGCGAACGAGGCCGGGCCGTGGCGGTTCCGGGAGACGTTCGTCGCGTCGGAGGGAACGGGCCTGTCGCTGAACACGTTCGCGTCGATGTGGTCGAGCCTGCACGCGGTCCGCGGGTACGAGTCGACGGCGATTCAGGTCGTGAACGGATCGCCCTATTTCGTCGGTCTGCACGTGGGCAAGGGCGACCCGGTGGCCTACGAGAAACCGAACGGCGGCGTCGCCGTCGAGCACATCGCGGAAGTGACGTACACGGAGGCCGACAACGGCGTCGGTCGCTTCACGTTGCAGATCGGCGACGGTGCGGCGGAGCAGGAGCCGGGCGCAATCGCGCTCGGGAAGGTTCGCAAGCTGGGCTCGACGATTACTCGCGTCGCGCTCGGCGGATAACGGGAGGTGTTGGTAATGCCTGAGTTTCGGCTGAAGGTGCCGGAGGAGCGACGCCGGCACGCGGAGTTCATACGCGAGCAGGACGCGACGGTTCGCGAGCATCTGTCGCGGTGTTGCTCGCCGGTCGACGGTGTGGAGCTGGCCGGCGAAGTGGTCGTGTCTCGCCGGCCGTCGCGAACGGGTGGGTTCTGGATTCACGGCGTCCTCGACCGGGAGGTCGTCGACACTGCGGAGCCGGCGGATCCGGCGGACTGGTCGCAGCAGCGGCCGGCGACGGAAGGCAAGTCAACGGACCTCGACGCGGCGGAGCTGCGCGAGCACATGGCACGGAAGGCGGAGCGGTGACGTTCGTTCTCGAAATTGCGAAGCGGGTCGAGGCGCGCGGGGTTCCGCTCGTGCTCGGGCCGAACATCAACAAGGGCAACGGGTCCGCGTGGGCGAATCCGAACGGCGTCGACGGGCACGTGAACCACCACACCGGCGGCGGAAACAACATCTACCTAGACGGAAACCTGACCTCGGGCGTGCCGGGCCTGTCGGGGCCGCTGTGCAACTACGCGATCCTGTACGACGGCGACCTCGCGGTCGTCTCGCTTCACCCTGCCAACCACGCCGGCGCGTCGGGCGGCTGGGACACGTGGCCGCTGCCGATCACGCGCGATTTCAACCGGCGCACGCTCGGCACTGAGATTCAATACCGCGGCGTCGAGCCTATGTCGGGGCCGCAATATCAGACGATGTGCATTCTGAACGAGGAGATTCGGAAGTGGCACCGGTGGCCGGATTTCGCGCGGTGCAAGACGCACAACGGAACGAGCGTCGAGGGCAAATGGGATCCGGGTTACGCGCCGGGCAAGACGTACGACATTGGTTCGCTGCGTAGGGATTACGCGGTGCGCGGCGGATCCGGGCAAGCGCCGGCGGAAGTTCCGGCCGGGTGGGTGTTGCCGCTCGGACTTTATTACGGTCCGCTAGAAGGCGATGAGAACTCGATTTCCGGACTGTGGCGCACCGATCGCCAGGAGTGGCGCGACGCGCTCGCGGCGTGGCAGCGGGCGACCGGGATCGGCGCAGACGGACTGTACGGGCCGGCGACCGCGGCGCGTGCGCGAGAGGTGCAGGAGTGGGCCGGCTTCAAGGTCGACGGACTGATCGGGCCGGGCACATATGCCGCCGGCTTCAACTGGGCGAACAGAGGAGACGATTTCATGGCAGCACTGACTGCGGAGCAGCAACAAGAGATGTACCGGGCACTGTGCGAGCCTCGCCAGTCGTACGTCGAGGGGTCGACGGCGAAGTTCGCAGCGCCGGAGTTCATCCGCTTTACGGACGCGTCGGCGTTCCGTACTGAGGCGATGGTGACCGAACTCGTCGAGGCCAAGCGCGCCGGCGACAAGGGCGGGCAGTGATGCGCGCGCTCGTGGGTGGGCTCGGCGGGCCGGCGAAGGTCCGGGCGCTGGTGTACTTGCTGGCGTTCGTCGTGTTCGGCGCGCTGGTGATCTTCGGCGTGATGAGCCTCGACGACGCCGATCGGTGGTTTACCCTCGCCGGCGGCGCGCTTGGTATGTCGACGATGGGCCTATCGCTGCGCAACCTTCAGAAAGCGCCGGACGTGATCGACGAGGCCGGCCGGCCGGTCGCTGCGCCGGCGTCGGCGGATCCTGGTCTGGGTGATCTGCTCGCTGCCGTCGAGGGGCTGGTGCGTCGCGTCGAGCTGGTCGGCGGATCGGTGTCCGCGCCGGCGCAGGACGGGGTGCCGGCGACTGTCGTCGACGGTGAGCCGTACGCGGCCGCGGATGCCGTACTCGCTCGGCGGCTGGCGCTCGAAGCTCGGGCGTCACAATGACGCGGGCGGCCGAATGGCTGCGGTTAAAAGCGTTGGCGCTGTTGGTAACTGCTGGCTCGTGCTTCGGGATCGGCGGCGCGTACCTCGTGCCGTCCGCTCCGGACGCGGTGCGCCAACTGACATTTATCGAGACATTCGCGCCGCTTCAGGTCGTCGCGTGGGTATGGGTCGCGCTCGGTGCGGCGTGCGTCGTGTCGGTGGCGTGCCGGCGGATCCGGCCGTTCATGTTCGGAGGCGCGGCGTTCCTCCATGCAATGTGGGGTTTGTCCTTCGCGGCGTCGTGGGTGTTTTTGGACAACTCGGATCGCGACTGGGTGTCGGCGCGTAGCTATCTGGCGATTGCGTGCCTGATCTTGGTCGCGGCCGGCATAAAGGAAGGGCCGCGGCGGTGGGTTCTACGGTCACGATTGCGTTGATATCGGCGGCCGCGGTCGTCCTGTCGGCGCTCGTCGGGTTCCTCGGCGTCGTCGTCGCGCGCCGGTCCGATCGCGACGACGATACGCGCGAATGGGTCGCTCTGCGGATGGAGAAGCAGGACGAAACGATTCGCCAGCTCGACCAGAAAGTCGCCGGCCTGAGCGCGGAGCTGAAGACGGCGCAGTCGACGGCGATCGAGGCGCAAGAGACGGCGCTCGAATCGGAGCGGCGGACGTTCTCGCTCGTCGGTTACGTGCGCGAGCTGTTGGCGTGGGCGTCGTTTCATTTACCGGATGTGATGCCGCCGGCGGCTCGCGGACTAGCACGGGAGGTTTTGCACGATGACTGATCGCACGCGCGCGGCGGATCCCTTCGCCCTCGACGACGAGAACACGGTCGAGCTGGGTCGGTTCCTGCGCGCCGCGCCGCTGTCGAACGGGGCCGTCGCGCAGATACCGGGCGGGCAGTCCGAACTGCTCGCGCAGTCGGTTCTGAACTGGCTTCACAACGCGGTCTACGAGGGCGGCGAGTGGATCACGCGGGCGGACCTCGAGTCGACGCCGGAGTTCGGCGACGTCGAGGTGACGATTCTCGGCGACGAGGAGGCGGTGAAGCTGCGACACCGGCGGACGGGGATCGTCGCGCTCGAGCTGACCAAACCGGAGGCGTGGGCGTCGCTGAAAGACAAGGTGCGCAAAGCACGAGAGGCGGGGCAGGAATGACCAGCGTTAACGATCCGGTCGAGCGGCTATCGGTCGACCTCGAAATATTCGGTATCCCGCAAGCGCCGGGAATGCCGCCGATGACGGAGAGCTATCTGCACGTGCGCCGGCGTCAGGACGGATCCGGCGGCCGCGCGGTGCTCGGTCTGCCGATCTACAAGGGCGACGAGGGCGAGCAGGGGCCGGCGGGCAACGTGCACCGCGGCGACCGGACGACGGCGGAACTCGACGGTCTGGCGCTCGTGCTCGGTGAGGCGGAGCTGAACCAGTCGTTCCGGAACACCGACGATAATTCGCAGTGGGTGTGGAACGGCGAGACGTTCATCGTCTACGCGGACGCGTACGGGACTCCGGGGCCGGTCGGTCCTGCGCCTGTGATCGCCGGCGGGTCGGTGACGGTCGGCGGTGAGCTTCAGGACGCGCCGGCGGGTGTCGACGTTGCAGGCGCGCCGGGTGGTCCGTACACGGTGAGCCTTGAGCTGCCGGAGATGCCCAAGGGCGACAAGGGCGACGCTGGGCCGGCCGGTCCGGTCTATACCTCGGTCGACGTCGTGGGCGAGCCGGCGGACGGCGACACGCTCATGCACGACGCGGAGCGCGGAAAGCTGGTGTGGACGCCGACCGGTGCCGGTGCAGTCGTCGAGGAGTACGTCGTGCCGGCGGCGAGCTTCCCGGAGACGAGCAAGTCCTCGGCGGACGTGCGCGAGTTGCTGGTGAATCTGACCATTCCGGAGCGGCCGTTTCCGTACCGGATCGACGTCTCGGGCGGCGTCGACGTCGAGTCGTCGTCGGGGCACCGGATCGACGTCGAGGTCCGGGTCGACGATGCGGTGACGGGCCGGCTCGTCGGGTACGGGAAGGGGCTCGCCGCGGCCGGCTGGTTCGAGGTTCCGCTGCGTTCGCACTCGGATACGGCGATTCTTCCCGGCTCTCCGGACGGGATCGTGCCGGCCGGCCGCGTGGTGACGGTCTACGCGTCGGCGGTGAAAACGTCCGGCTCGTCGCGCGGCTGGTCGGTGCGGCCGGACTTCGCGAACCTGCGGATCCGCTTGCTCGGGGTGGCGTAATGGTGCGCCGCGCCGTCGAGCTGCCGATTCCGCAATCGGTCGACCGTGAGTCGTCCGAACAGGCGTTGCGTCGGTTCGGCTACATGATGCAAGAGACATACGAGACGGGGCAGCGGACGGCGATCGAGCAGGAGGAACTGAACGGGCGTCAGGATCTACTCTCGCCGCTGCTGGACTACGGCTCGGTCTACATGAACGGCGCTACGGCCGTCGCGGGGCCGATGACGCTTCCGTTCTCGAATCAGGTCGGGCCGATGCGCGGGTGCGAGCGGTCGGGTAGTCGGATCCGGCTACTCGACCGCGGCCTGTGGGACATTCGTTGTCAGGTGTGGCTGAACGAGGTTCCGGCACCGGGCCTAACGGGTGTCGTGAACTGGGAGGTGCGGGTGCTGCGCCCGGATCTGTCGGTGTACTCGGTGCAGGCGCAGACGAACGAGACGCAACGGCCGTACTCGCAGACTGCGGTCGCGTCGGTGGTCGTTCCGGAGGCCGGATATTTCGTCGAGGCGTACCTGTCTTTCATCGCGTCGTTTCGGTCGATGCGCGGCGGCGTGAATTTCAATCGGCTTACTGTGCAACACATTTCGCGTGACGTCACGACCGGCGACACCGGGCAATAACGAGAGACGGGGCAGCAATGGCGATCGAGTACCAGCACGTAACCGGCGGCTGGAAGATCACGGATTACGACTCGCGGACGGACGAGGATCCGTTTCCGGACGAGTCGACACTGAAGGGAAAAGTTACCTTCGTCGCGTCGTTCGACGAGCGCGATAGGTTCGCGGCGATCCGCGTTCCGGGCGACGAGACGGATCCGGCCTACGCGCTGTCGGTGCGGCCGATGGTGTTCCCGGTCGTCGCCGGCCGGCTTCAGGATCGCCAGGCGCGAGACGGTGCGTGGTTGCCGGCCGTCGTCGCCGGCGTTCCGATCGTGTGGACGGCGACGCCGGAACTGTTCGAGGATCCGGGCCGCGGCGTCCTCGGCGACAAGGTGCGCGCGGACTCTGTGACGTTCGGGCCAGCGGATCCGGACGCGACCGGCGAGCGCGCGGTGAACCTCGCGAACATCATGGACGCCGGCACTGAATATCCGGCTCCGGTCATTTCGCGCGTCGCGCAGCTCGTGCGTGATGCGGAGTCGGCGGCGCAGGCCGCGGCCGGCTCGGCGGCTGGTGTTGCGGAGTCGGCGCGCGTCGCGGGCGTCTCGGCGGCGGAGGCTGCGGATTCGGAGCTGGCGGCGGCCAGTTCGGCGACGACTGCGCTCGGTTCGGAGGTCGCGGCCGGCGACTCGGCGGAGGCCGCGCAAGCCTCGGCGAGTGACGCGGCGTCCTCGGCTGCTGCCGCTTCAGGTGCCGGCGCGGCACGCGATGCGGCGGAGGCTTCTGAGCTGGCGGCCGCCGGGTCGGCGAGCGCGGCCGCGGAGTCGGCGACCGATGCGGGCGCGGCGGCGGACTCGGCGGCGGACTCGGCGACCGATGCGGGCGCGGCGGCTGATCGGGCGGAGGTCGCGGCCGATGCTGCGGAGCTGGGCGCGCCGGCTGGCGGGTGGAGCGAGTCGGAGCTGTCGGCGTCGGTGCGGGATTCACTCGATCGCGCGGACGGTGCGCTGCCGGATGCGCCGGGGTCGGTGTCTCTCGCGAACCTCGGCGAGGACGTCGCACCGGCGTTCGGCGCAGTCGTCGACGAGGCGGTCGAGACGGCGCTCGAAAAGGTGCCGCGACTCGGGCCGAAAGGGACGATTGCCACGTCGTACATGCCGGCGGTGTCGTTGTCGAAACCGTGGCGCGTGGACTCGATCGCGGAAATGCTCGCGCTGCCGGCGGCTGGTGGATCCGTCGCGGTCATCGTGACTGGCGACGACCGCGGATCCTTCATGCTCGGCGAGGGCGATCCGTCCGACGTCGAGTCGTGGGTGCGCCTCGTCGCGCCGGACGATCGTGTCTCTTCGGTGAACGGCCAGGTCGGGCCGGTCAACCTCGAGGCTGGCGACGTCGGGGCCGCGGCGGCGCAGCATGGGCACGCGATCGAGGACGTCGCCGGCCTTCAAGGTGCGCTCGCGGCGCGGCTGCCGGCGCTCGTCGTCGACGAGCTGCCGGCGGATCCGGCCGCCGGCGTGCTCTACCTCGTGAAGGAGGCGTGAGCGATGCCGCTTCAGATCGACGGCGCATCAATCGGCGAGGTCTACGTCGGCGCGGATCCGATCGGCGAGGGCTGGGTGTGGGACGGTGCCGGCTGGCTTCAGGTGTTCTCGGCGGTGTCGCTTCCGACTGCGGCCGGCCTCGTGACCACATCGTCGGTGACGTACCCGCTGGACAGGGACAACGTAATGACAGGGTGGACGGTCGACCCGATGCGGCCGGAGACGGGTCTATTCGACAACGGGATCCGCTCGGACGGCGACGGGTTCGTGCACCTGGTGCTGACGGGTTCCGTGGGTCGCACGAACGGAACGCAACGTGCGTCGCTGACAGTGAACGGTGCGACGGTGGCGACGGTAACGCTGTCGTCGGGTTCGTTCCGGGTGTCCGTCGACGTCGAGCTGTCCGCCGGCGACGTCGTGCGCGCGGTGTTCCGCCCGTCGAGTAGCTACTTCGGATCCGATCGGGTTGAGTCCGGCGCGACGCTGGCACTGCTGCCGTACTTTGAGGATCCGGCGATCGCGGTCGGCCGCGGGCCTATGTCTGCCGGCGATTCGTTCGCCGGGGCGTCGGGGAATATTACGTCGCGCGGCTGGCTCGATCGCGCGTACGGATCGACGACGTTCGACGCGTCGAATGGTGCGGTCTCGCCGGGCACAACGTCAGTTCGGGAAATGAACTGCTACGTTCTCGACGCTCCGCTACCCAGCGCGGACCATTGGGTGCGCGCACGTGTCGCGTCGCTGCCGTCTAGCTCGACGAAACTCGGCGTCGCCGCGCGCTTCGATATGGCGACCGATAATGCGATCCTCGGGAAGTTCGGCCCGACGACGTGGGAAGTGCGGTACGGCGTGACGGACACGACGTCGAGCGGGACGGTGCTCGCGTCTGGCGACCTGCCGGCGGCGCTCGCGGTCGGCGATTTCGTCGAGGTACGAACGGAGGCGGGCGTGCTGTGGCTGCTGGTCAACGGCGCAGTTGTGGAGTATGTACGCGTCGACGGCGTGGGGATCGCGGGCGATCGTGCGGGCGTCTCGATCGACAACCGTTCGGCCGGGTCGCTGACGCAATACGAGTCGGGGCCGGTGTCGGCTCGGTAAGGCTCGGCGTGTGCGCTGGGCCTTGTCGTCGCCGGCCGGTAGTCTCGGCGGTGCGTTCTCCTTGGTTGGTGAGCTGGCGAATAGAAAAGTCCGGACCCTCTCGGCGGGGGGTCCGGACTTTTTTTGGTTAAGCTGGCGGTGTCGATCCGGGGGTGCTAACTCCACTCCCGGCTCGGCTTCATCTTCTCCGGTCGCGTATCTGGTACATGCGCGGTTTGGACAGGCCGGCGGCCGCGGCGACGTCGGCGGCGGTGATGCCGGCGGCGAGAGCTTCGCGCACGAGCTGGTCCCGGTGCTCTTCGGCGGCCGCGGCGATCGCGCGGGCCTCGGCGCGTTGGCCGGCCGCGGTGCGGATCCTCGCGAGCAGTGCCTCGTCCGGGTCCGCGGGCGCGTCGAGCGGGTGATTCTGCGTCATGGTTCCGTCCCGGTGCAGGGTGAAATGTGCCAGCGGTGGCAATAGTTGCACCAGGTCGGAATCGTAGTCGAATCCGTCGTCGTCGCGGGTCACAGCCGCGCCGCGATCGACTGGGCGGCTTCGCGGGCGCGCGCGGCGTGCTCGTCGGCACGGTCACTGCCGGCCAGTGTGGCGAAGTACTCGGCGAGCGTCGCAGCTTGCCGTGCGGCGTTCACGTTGACGATTGACGGAATCGCGGACAGCTCGTCGGCGCGTAGGTGTTCCTCGGCGTGGTCGGCGCACTCGCGGGCGTTCTCGGTGTAGGCGGCGAGTCGGGCCGCGGTCGCATCGTTCGCGGCGTGGTGGGCGTTCATCGTGCCGTCCTCTCGGTGTGGCGCGCGTCTAGGATCCGTCGACGCTCCACGCGGAGCGTGTCGAGCTGCGCCTGGTTCATTCGGGTGTATAGCCCTGCCGGGTTGCCGCTGGTGGATATGTCCCGGTGCAGTCGAACGCAATCGCTGTCAATCGTCGCGAGTCGTTCGTCGACGAGCTTGCGTCGGGCGGTTGCGATTTCCGCCGGTGTCATTGTCCGCCCTCCCGCCCTGCGGTGTCGATCCAGTCGCGGCGCTCGCGCCAGGTGAGTTCGTACCACGAGCGCATTTCGCGGGCGTCGGCGTGAAGGTCGAACGCGCGCCGGCCGGCCAGTTCATCAGATCCCCCGCGGACTTCGCGGTGCTTCAGTTCGGCGGCGTAGGCGATCCGGATCAGCTCTCGCGCTTCGCCTGCGAGTCCGTCGCCGGCGCGCTTTGCGGTAGACGCCGCGGACGATATGCGCGCGAAAGCCATTGCGAGCGCGTTGGTTCCGTAGACGTTGAGGATCCGCTCTCCGGTGGCCGTGATCGTGTTCTCGACCGCGCGGAGCAATGTTCGCGGCGCGAGACTGCCCGCGGAGACGTCGCGCAGTCGGGCGTGCAGCTCGCGGGAGTCGTCGCGGATTTGCGCGGCGATTGCGTCGCGCTCGGCGTCTGTCGGGTCGTGCATTGTGCGGTCCTCTCGGTCGTGCGGGTTGTTCTGCGGCTGGCGGGGCGGGTGCATCGGGGGCACGGTCCATCGGCCGGGTTGTAAGTCCAGTCGCACCGGGTGCAGTGCGCGGGCGTCGCGTCGCGGGGGCTGGTCCACATGGCGGTCCTATCGGCGGGTTCGGCGGTACCCCTAGAGTATAGCGCGCTATAACGCATTAAGTCCAGCGGAAACGCGCTATAAAACGGACAATGCCGGCCGGCGGAAGGGCTGAACATTCCGCCGGCCGGCGGGCCGAATAGGACGGGGGCCGACTACTCCGGAGCGGTCGCGGAGTCGGGGCAGGCGTACTTCATGCCGGCCGCGACGAGTTGAACGGCCATTGCCTGAGTGACGTCCGGGCCGTTCGATAGCTCGGACACGGCATCCTCGAGCGGCCGGGGGTCGCCGGACATGCGCTCGCGGGCAACGGCCATGCACACGTGCCGGGCCTGATTGACCGACGCGGGCACTGACGCCGGCGCGCCGGTGATTGTCTCGATGCTCTGCATGTAGCCGACGAGCGCGCGATTCGCGGCCGCGCGGGGTCCAGAAAAGTCGACCGCTGGCGCGGTCTGCGCGGTCACTTCGTCGGACTCGTTCGGCGAGTGCCGCTCGGCGACCATCGTCCGGACGTCCGGCGAGGAGAACATTTGCGTCAACATCACCGCGCCGCCGGTGTAACAGATAGCGGCGAGGACGACGAGGATTCGGACAAGGTGTTTCTGCATAGGGCGGGGGTCTTTCATGGTTGGCGCGGGGCGTCCGCTAGTCTCTTGTGCGTTCGCCCCTGTAGCTCAGTTGGTAGAGCAGCGGACTTTTAATCCGCGGGTCCACGGTTCGAGGCCGTGCGGGGGCACTCGCTAGACGGTTACGCCGGCCTCGGTCGGCGTAATCGCGCGCCACGGGTCGAGCTTGTTTATCCCCTCGACGCGCCGTTTGCTCGACACCTGCGTATATATCTGCGTCGTCGCGAGACTCGCGTGCCGTAGCAATTCCTGCGCGGTGCGGAGGTCGACTCCGGAGTCGACAAGCGTCGTTCCGAACCAGTGTCGGAGCGCGTGAGGAGTGCCCGGTATCTCGGCGCGGCGCATGACGCCGGCGATGACGTCCGACACGGATTTCGAGCGGACGCACGTTCCGGGTGCGACGGCGCGCGAGTTTGCCGGGAACCAGTAGCCGCGGCGCGGCATCTGTGCGGCGACCTCGGCGACGAGCGGGTGCAGTGGCAGCTCGTCGACCACTCCCCCTTTGCCGACGACGTGGAGAATGCCGGCGATCAGGTCGAAGTCCTCGCCCTTTACCTTGGCGATTTCGTGGACGCGGAATCCTTCCAGCGCGGCGAGGAGGATCATTGCGCGCGTCTTGAGGTGCATTCGGGTAGCTAGTAGTCGGTTCATATGCTGGTCGTCGATCGGTCGAGGGCGTCGGCGGGGCGTCCTCGGCGCGGGAATCTTGACTAGCGGACTGTCGTCGCGGAGGTCTTGCGCCTGTAGCCAGTCGAACCAGGCTTTCAGGTAGCCGTGATAGGTGGCGCGTGTACTGGCGGACCACCGTCCGCCGGCGAGCCATTCGGCTATTTGGCCGGCGGTGACCTCGTGAGGCTCTGTGCCGCAATGGGTTTCGAGCGATCGTAAAACTCGCAGTCGCTCGTCGATCGTGACGGGCCGGAGCGATCGGGCTTGCATGAATGTCCGCCATGTTCCGGCGGGTGTTGCGGGTGGGTAGATGTGCCTCGGGGTTTCTTCGCGTAGCTGCATATCGCCGAACACTTTAAGCACCCTTTACTTTACAGTTCAAACTACTTTTGAGTAGGTTTGATTTTGGGCCTAAAGCACGTTTCGCAGTCTGTTTTCCGACCAGATCGAAGGTTAGTTGCGAGGATTCAGGGGTTCCGCTCTTGTAATCCGCAGGTCGTAGGTTCGAGTCCTACTGGGGGCACCGGAGGCCTCGGAGCTGGCACTTCTCCAGCTTCGAGGAACCCCAGACTCACTCCCGTCGCCATTGCCCACGCAATCAGCACCGATCGCTTCGGCTGACGAACGTTGGACTCGTAGGAGCTGATGCTGCGGCGGCTGATGTCCAGCGCTGCACCCACCTCCTCTTGACTCATCCCCGCCCACTCACGGGCACGCCGCAGGCAGTCACCGCGCGTCCACCCCGGATTAGCGCCACCACCAAAGTTCGGGTCGCTGCTCATCGCACTCCGCCTTTCACGTCTCGTGCCTGTCATGTTCTACGGGCAAGCTTAACCACACCCTCCGACATGCGTCTAGACGGGACTTCCCGCGTCACACTTGCCATCGTGTCTCATATGAGCAACCATCACCGCTATGGAAACAGAACTCATCGGCGCGGCCGAGGTCTGTGAGCGTCTCCACATCGGCCGTTCGACACTCAACCGCTGGGCCAAGAATGGCCGACTCGAACCCGCCCACAAAGCCCCCGGCACCACCGGTCCACGTCTCTACGACCCGGCCGATGTCGACGCCCTCGCAAAGCCGGCGACCGCATGAGCACGGTTGAGGGTGGCCCGATCGACGGCGCCGAGATTCTTCGCCAGTACGACCTACAGGTGACCAGAGTCGGAATGGCCCTGCACGCCGCCGACGTACCTGATGACGTGACCGAGTTCGAGACAGCGATCACTTTCGCCCGTGACGTGTGCGTGTTTGCCGCGCTGACGCTCCACCGTCAAGGTGAACGCGGTTTGGCGAGTCGTTTCGATTCCATTCTCGATCGCCTCAACGCCATGAATCAGACCGACCCGAAGACAGGCCGGCGGCTCTGATGGCCGGCCCGACGACTGTCACCGCGCACGCCATGTGTGCCGCCCTCCGCGAACTAGGCATCGATCCGATCGGTGTGCATAGCGTCCACGTCAACCGGATCGACGGCACCGTTGTAGTCGAGCGCCTTGCGACGGACTCGCACGGCCGTTACTTGATCGACGGCACCGAGTACGTCACCCACTCGCAGACGTTGGACGTGATCTGATGGCCAGCCGCTACGTGACACCCACAGACCGCCCTCAGTGGCCCGTGAAGAAACTCGCCGGCTGGGCCGCGCTGATCCTCACCTCGTGGGTGCTGCCGTTCGCGTGCGGCTTCGCTGCCGTGTACGTGCTCGGTCGTATGTACTTCGCCGCCGGCGGTGCACTGTGAGCGACATCGTGCCGGCCGACGACATCGAGAGGATCGTCGGCGCTCCCCGTCACCACAAGCATCACTACGGCCGCGCCGTCTCGGAGGAACAGCGCATGTACATCCTTCACTCGCAGCGCTGCCTCGCCACCTACCAAGACCTCCGTCAGTGCCCGTACTCGCTCGCGATGGACCGCGGTATCGACGTCGACTACTGGTGGCTCGGCTGCGAGGACATGCCCGTAGTACTCGCGATCCGTGGCCCGCACCTCGTGCCGCTACGCAAGGTCGTAGAGCTGTGAGTTGGCCGTTCGACTCGCAGGACCGGGACGCGATCCAGACACTCGCGCTGTCCGGCCGAGAGCTGCGCACCCTCGCCGCTGCCGCCTACAACCGTGCAGAGCTGGCCTACGCCGAGAACGACGTAGTAGCTCAGGCCCACGAACTCGATCGAGCTGCCTACTGGCAGCAGGCAGCGGCCGGCTTCCCATGACCTACATTCCCGCCGACGCTCACGGCTCCATCTCCACGTACACCAACCACGCGTGCCGCTGCGACGAGTGCAAAGCAGAGAACGCACGTGTCCAGGCCGAGTTCCGATCGGCGCAGCGAGCCAAGCGCATCGTCATTGACGGCGACTTCTTCCACCCAGAGGCGAACCACGGCACCAGTACCGCATACAACGCGTACGGGTGCCGCTGCCGTGTCTGTAGGGCAGGCCACGCCACCGTCAAGCGCGAGCGGGCGGTGCGTGCCCGATGAAGGACTTCGGAGACCGTCTGCGCCGTGTCGTGTGCGACGTGTGCGAGCGCCCATTCGATCCGAACCGGATCATCCCCAACCCGAACATCTGCCGCGACTGCCGCGCAATCGTGAACCACCTCGCAGCCCCGATGCTGCTGGACGAGGACGGTGAGGCCCCCGCCTGACCGTCCTATTTTGCTGTGCGTCGCTATCTGGTGAGTCCGACGTTAACCGACCGCTCTAGGCATGTGGACCCTTACGAAGCCGACCGGACCTAGCTGGTTGGACCTGCCCTCGACTGATCATCGAGACGTGGGTAATACCTGAAATGCCTTGCGCGCCAACAGGCCGCGAGGCTATAGGCGTTGGCGCGGACAAACGGGGTTCGGAAATTTGGGAGGTCGCTTGGGAGGTCCCCAAGCAAGGCCACAATTCCATCTTCGTTTCGGTGACCACCCACACTCATAGAGAGGACCTATCGAATGGAAAAGCTCGTTGTACGTCTCTACAGTCGGTCCCCCTCGATCGTGAGTGCAGTCCGAAAAGTCTGTGAAGAACACGAGTTTGATCTAGAGGTGAATGCAGGCCCTCGCCCTGCTTCTGCTTCGTTCGTGGTGACCACCGCCGCTCACTCCCGAGACAGTGTGGTCCTCGCCAATACCTACTGCACTCCCCTGATCCGCTGCGAGTCACTGACGCTGCCCGAGGCCGGCCTCTACTTGGCGGCTGGTGTTCGGTATGCGCGTGGACTGACGGTGTGCGGATCGGATCACATCTCGAAACCACCCCCTGAACCGAAACAACCTGAAGGAGTGCTGTTCTGATGGAGAAGGACATAGCGACACTGTTGGACGCGGCTGCGTTCCAAGCGGCCGATATGGTCGGGCCGGCGATCGTGCTGGAGGGCGCGGGCCGTCATTTGCTCGATCGACTCGACCTGAACGACCCTCACCGGTTCGCTGTCATATCGGCGGTCGGCTCGATCACGGCGGCGCGGAAGTCGTTGGAGTCGGCGGCCGAGGAGCTGCTCGCTGTCGTCGCACAGGACGGCGCAGACATGCTCGCAGTCGAAGTGAGCAAGGGCGAGATAGTCGAGAAGCCTCAACCGTGCAACAACATCACAGAGAACAGCTTTGGCGCGCTGGTGTGCCGTAAAGAGCGCGGCCATTTCGGCGCGCATTGCGACGGCGAGGGCGCTTCGTGGTCGGTGGGTATCTGATGGCCGGCGAGTTGGTTCCTGTTCTGGGCCGGTCGGATCGGTTCGTGTCGGCATGGTTCGATCCGGCGTCGTCCATGATCCGTGTGCGGTTCGAGGACGCGGCCGGTAACGAGCTGGGCGAGGTGGGCTACATCGAGCCCACCGAGATTCCCGAGTACGTGCCGCCGGCCACCGACGAGCAGGTGACCGAACCATGATCGAGCGCGATCGTTGGCTGTTCGTCGGCAGCGTCGGATATGGCGGGTACTGGCTCGTATGGCGTCTCGACGGCCGACCCAACATCAAGCGTTGGGTGCGCCGCAAGGACTTCTGGCAATGAGCCGGTGCCGAGGGCGTGCTGATGAGTACGAGTATGCGAATGTGCCTGGTGGACAGTGGCGTACGAAGCGTGAGGCTGCTGAGCAGTTGTGCGCTGGCTGCCCTGTCCTGGCCGCGTGCGCTCGTGCTGCATTGAAGAACCACGCTCTCGGCATGGTGTGGGCCGGTGTGCCCATACCACCTGACCATGACAACAAGAACACGAGCGCAGCCCGCCGGCTGCTGATAGAGGTGGCCCTGTATGGCTAGCGAGGAACGGCGCCCACCGATACCGCCGGACATGATCAAGACGGTGAAGTCACGCGCCGGCTACGTGTGCCAGAAGTGCGGTAGCGATGACCGCTGCGAGGTGGACCACGTGATCCCGTGGCACATCGTGAAGGTGCACGAGCTGGAGAACCTTCAGCTGCTGTGCATGCAGTGCAACCGCAGTAAGGGCGGCAAGGTCGAAGCCGATGGCCGGCGCACATGGTTCGACCCAGAGTTCTTCGGTGCAGCATGAGGCAACCACATGACTGGCGCAACCACGAGACGTGCGAGTGCGGACAACGTGGTTGCATCTCGTCGGTGCCATTGACTGCGTGGTGCGATCGGTGTGCCTCACTGTGGGAGATGTTCCCTCAGCTTGAGGAGTGGCAGCTCCGCGTGCTGCATCGCCGCTTCGAGCACGTGATCACATGATCATGCTCTGCCGTGTATATCATGCATGCATGATCATTCACTGCTATGAATGTAAGCGGTGCATGATCATGCGCTCAGAGGCATGGACAGCGCCGTTCGGAGGCCTTCCGTTTTTGCAAAGGGGACCGACGACACCCAGGGGCTCCGTGGATTTACACCCCCCAAGGGGTCCAGAGGTCCAGTTCCGGATGGTGGGATGAATGAGCGCTGCATTTTATGCATGGTTTCATGCATGGACGAATAGCTGTCATGCATGGTGCATGAATGAAAATCGGAGGTCGTCGTGGGGTATGTGATGGACGAGTCGTACGAGGCGTCGATCGCGACGTTCCTCGCGGCGAACCTGTGGGTGGGCGACTCGGAGGCTCCGTATCTGGCGTCTCTGGGGCACATCGCTCGTCTCCTGGACCTGAAAGTGGCGGCGCGTCAGGCGCTCCCGGCGGGCCTGACGATGGAATTTCGGATGCTGTTCTCTGAGCTGCGCAAGTGCAAGCCGGCCGAGGAGCAGTCGGACGACGACGATTTCGATGAAGCGATAGCCAACATCTGATGGACGGCTTGCTGCTGCCCACGATCGTACTGCCGGAAGAGTACCGCGAGGACTGGACCGACGAGGTACCGCCCTGGCTCCCTCGCGTCTACACGCAGCCGATCGAGGACCCGGACTACTCGGAGGGCGACAAGCTCATCCGCCTCTCTGAGAAGGTGTTCCGGTTCGCGGCCGGCGACGAGCTGCGCCTCGACGCCTGGCAGAAGTGGCTGATCCGCGAGATTCTGCAGAAGTACCCCGAGGACTACTGCGACCCAGCGCTCGCCGGCCGACTCGTCTACCAGCAGGTTGTCGTGTCGATGGGCCGGCAGAACGGCAAGACCGTGCTCGGCGCGGTCATGGCGCTCTACGGGCTGATCCTCATGGTGCCCCGAGCGCCCGAGGTCATCTCCATCGCGGCCGTCGTGGAGCAGGCGAAGAACCTCTACGCCAAGGTCCGCTACTGCATCGACAACGTTCCACTGCTGCGCAAGCGGTTCAAGACCACCGACCGTTCCGGGATCAAGTCACGCAACCTTCGCAAGCCGGCGACGTACGTTGTGAAAGCGGCCGGTGACGGTGACGGACTCCAGGGATTCTCCGGCTGCCTGATGCTGCTGGACGAGCTGCACCTGCTCAAATCGGAGGCATGGGACGCGCTCACACTCGGCGCGTCGGCCCAGCCGAAGGCTCTCGTTGCCGGCTTCACGACCGCCGGCGACGACAGCTCGGAGCTGCTCAAGCTGCTCTACCGGATCGGCCGCGCCGCCGCCGCTAAGGAGGAAGGGCACGACCCGAGGTTCGGATTCTTCCTGTGGGAGGCCGATCCCAACCTCGCGCTCTACGATCCGCAGGCGCTCATCCAGGCGAACCCGGCCATCGCGTCGGGCCGGCTGAACCTCGACGACGAGGTGCGGCGAGGAAAGAACATGCTGGAGGCATCGTTCCGCCGCTACCGTCGCAACGAGTTCGTGTCGGTCGAGAACATCTGGATGGCGATGCCGGCATGGTTGGCCGGCGAGTACGGACCGATGCCGGCCCCCGCTCGCAGGCAGCCGCTCATCATCTCGTTCGCCCGGTCCCGGCGAACGTGGAACTACGTCTCGATCGTCGCCTCGACCAAGTACGACGGCGTGGTCTACACGCAGCTCGTCGGCACGATCACGTTCGGCAACGACGAGCTACTGCTGAAAAAGCTTGTGCAGCTTGCCCGTAAGGTCCGGGTCGAGAAGTTCGTCACCGACGCCGAGACGATGAAGCCGACCGTCCTCGCGCTCGACAAGACGCACCACCTCCCGGCGGAGTACATGACCCGAGGCAACATCGCGAACGCTACGTCAGCGGTCCACTCGATGATCAAGGATGGCCGCGCCAAGCACGCCGGACAGAAGGAACTCTCGACTCAGCTCACCAAGACTGTGGCGGTAAATGCGGGGCAGGGAGTGATCATCGACATGAACAAATCTCTGGGCGACATCGACGCTATGTATGCCACGGTCATGGGCGTTTTTATGGCCGAACAGCAGCAGCCGTTCGTGTCTCCGCTGAACATCTTTCCGAAAACCACCGCATGAGAATCACACGATTGGGATTAGCGTCTCCCAGCAATGAACGCAATCAAGAGATTCTTCGGACTGGGCGACCAGATCGAGACCCGCAGCGGCTCGGTTGGTTCGGCGGGCGGTGACTCGCCACTGCCGGGCGTAATCCCGCCTCCCAGAATGGAAGTCGGCGTAACCGCCCGAGAGGCACTGAAGGTGTCGGCGTTCTCCAGGTCGATGGACCAGACGAACACGATGATGTCCTCCATGCCGGCGACCGTCCGAGACTCGCGCCAGCGCCTTATCCCGCTCGATTCCCGAAACTTCCCTACCATCGTCTCGCAGCCGAACCTCGACATGGACTACGAGGAGTTCATCCAGTCGTCGGTGAACGATCTGTTTCTCTGGGGTGAGTTCATCTGGCTCCGCGTCGGTGACCCGCAGACGGTCAACCTGATCCCTGTCGCACCGCACGAGATGACCATTGTCCGTGACCGACTCCCGGATGGCACGTGGGGCCGCGTCCGCTACGGGCACATGGGCCGCGAGGTTCCCCGCAGTCGAGTCATTCACAAGAAACACACCGCGATCACCGGCGAACCGCGTGGCATCGGTCCGCGCCAGCTCGCGCAGGCCGAACTCCGCGCAGCCCTCACGCTGGCAGACTTCCAACGCGAGTGGTTCGACTCCAGCAACGTCCCGTCCGGCACGCTCAACACCGATCAGCACCTCAGCGCCCTGGAGCAGAACGAACTCCAGGATCGGTGGAACAACTTCCTCCGGTCGCACCGCGGGCAGTCCGTCGTCCTCGCCGCCGGCCTCAGCTACGAAGCGATCCAGCTCAAGCCCGCCGACGCGCAGATGCTCGAAGTGCAGGACGCGATCGATCGACGAATCGTACGTATTTGCGGCACACCAGCTTTCGACCTACTGGTCCCCGGCGGTACCGAGTCCCGGACCTACCAGAACCTGGAGCAGTCGACGCTGCAATACCTCGTCGCGACCCTCGCGAAGTACATGAACGCCGTCGAGCGCGGCCTCACCGACGTGATCCCTCGCGGCAATAAGGTCGAGCTGGACGAGACCGGCCTGCTGCGCATGGACAGCAAGACTCGCGCCGAGGTCGACACCGCCAACATTCAGAACGGCACCCGCACACCGAACGAGCTACGTGCCCGCGACGGCCTGGACCCGATCCCCGGCGGCGACGCGAAGCCGGCGCCGAAACAGGTCGCATCCGAGCGCCTCGATCAACCGGAGGAAATCGAAGCATGAGCTACCACCCCGCCACGCAGCACCTGCTCGACCTGTTCGAGCACGCACACCTACCTGCGCATCTCCAGGCTGTATCCGCGCCACTGTCCGTGCTGGCTTACCAGATGGCCAACACGGTCGGTTCAGGGGCGGAGCTGACGACCGGCCTCCGCAAACTGCTGGAGGCGAAGGACTGCTTCGTCCGGCAGGCCGTGATCGACGCCCGGTCGATCGAAACACGTTCTGCGCCAGTGCTAGACGAGGTGGAGATTCGCAGCGCGCCCGTGAGCGTGGTGGACGAGCATACACGGATTATTTCGGGCATCGCCGTACCGTTTGGGCAGACCGCCGAGATTCGCACCAAGAACGGCAGTTATCGAGAATCGTTCGCGATGGGCGTGTTCGAGGACGACGTGCCCGCTGCGGTGCATGCCAACCACTCGTGGAAGACGCGTGGAGACCTGCCCGTCGGAACGGTCATTTCAGGCAAGAACCGACCCGAGGGCTACTACGTCGAGTGCCGAATCGCGAACACCGTTCGCGGTAATGAGGTGCTCGAGCTCGCACGCTCCGGCGTCCTCAAATACTTCTCGGTTGGGTTCTTGCCCGGTACCCACGAGACGCGCGACGGCGTGCTCGTCCGCACTAAAGCGGCACTCGGCGAAGTGTCCATCACTGAAGTACCCGCCTATAAGGGCGCGGTCATCGAAAGCGTGAGAAGCGCTGAAACAGAAGAGGAAACACGCATGGACCCCGAAGAACTCGCCAAGATCATCGCAGCCGACCCCGAGGTCACCCAGCTCCGCGCCGACAACGCCGAGCTGGTGCGCCGTGTCGGAGTACTCGAAGACACTGGTCCAGCCCAGGGCGCCGGCCGGCGCGAGTTTCAGGTGCGTACCGGCGGCGAACTGCTCAAGGCGATGGTCGCCGGCGACAAGGATGCGATCGAGGAAATCCGCACCGTCAACAACGAGCTGGAGTCTCTGCGCATCGAGACCCGCGCCTACGACGGCCAGGTCATGGCAGACGGCGTGGTGCAGCCGGCGTGGCTGGAGAAGCAGCTCCGCCTGACGAACCGAAGCCGGCCCATCTCGACCATGTTCTCCCGCGAGTCCCTGCCGCCGGACGGAAACTCGTTCGAGTACGCCAAGGTCATCAGCGAGACCGGGGCTATCACCGTCCAGGCCGCAGAAGGCGACGACCTGGGCTACCTGGAAATCAAGCTGGGAACGGGCAGCGGCACCGTCCGCACGGTCGGCGGCTACACCAGCTTCAGCCGGCAGGCCATCGAGCGATCCAAGGTTCCGATCCTCGACACCGGCCTGCGCTGGATGGGCATCCAATACGCCGAGGCGTTCGAGAACTACGTGCAGGCGTTCATGCTGGCACTGCCCAAGGGCGGCGCTGAGGGCATCAACAACATCGTCGTGACCGCGAAGCCGGCGACCGCAGCCGAGTGGATCAGCGTCGTCCTCGACGCCAAGCACTCCATCATCCAGAACGCAAAGGGTCTGCGCGCCGACCTCATCGTGTGCAGCTTCGACGTGTACAAGGACATCGCCCTACTGGAGGACGCCACCGGCCGGCCGATCTTCAACGTCAACGGCGACGGTCAGAACACCTGGGGAAGCGCCAACGTCAGCCAGACCGACGACGTGGAGATCGGGTTCACGATGGCCGGCCTCCCTGGCGTCGTGGGCGACCGTCTGCCGGCAGGAACATTCCGCGTCACCTCCCGCGAAGCCATCACGTCGATGGAGTCGGCCGGCGCTCCGTTCTCGCTCCAGGACGAGAACATCATCAACCTGACCAAGGACTTCAGTGTCTACGGCTACCAGGGCATCTACAGCGAGCAGCCGAAGGGAATGACTGCCATCACCTTCCCGGTAGAGCCCTGATGACAGCACCCGAGGTGGAGCCCTCGACGGTCCCGACCGTCGAGGAGTTCCGCAAGTTCGTCAACGCTGACGCCAGCGACGACGACGCCCTACAGCGCGACCTCGACACCGCAGTCGAGATGCTGGACAACTTCTGCCGCAACCCCATGCGGCCGATCCCGCCGGCGACCCGCCGGCGGTGGAACTTGCTCGTCGGTGCCGAACTGTTCGATGAGACCAAAGGTCCGAAGGGGTACACGGATTCGTTCGGCAACCAGCGGCAAGCACGGTCCTCGCGTGACCCGCTGAACGTGATCATCCGGCAGGCCCGCCACTACATCAGTCCGTTCTGATGAACATCACGCAGGCCACCGCCGAGGTCACCACTGCACTCGAAGGTGCCGGCCTCCGGGTGCAGGGCTGGCAGGAACGCAACGTCGTCCCGCCGGTCGCGATCGTCGTGCCGGCGGAACCGTTCCTCGACCTCGACGGCGACACGACCTTCTCGGACCCGTTCGTCCTCCACTACGGCGTGCAGCTCGTCGCCGGTCGGGGCACCGGCGAGACCGTGCGCCGCGCACTGGAGAAAGACATCGCTGCCGCCGTCCTCGCGCTGCGCGAAGCCGGCATGTCCATCGACCAGGTGCAATACCCGCTCATCGGCCCGGAGGCCGACAACCCCACGATCGGCGCACAAATCGAGGCGTCGGTATCAATCGATTTGAAAGAGGATGTGTAGCAATGCCATTCAAAGGAACCAAAGGCGAGAACCTCAAGATAACCATCGACGGTGAGGAGTACAACAGCTACCTGCACCAGGTTCGGGCAGAGCCGGACGACGGCGAGGACGGCGACTTCATCACCTTCGCCAATGCCTCTACCGGCGACACGTCGCAGTGGTTCCTGCGCGGCACCATGTACGACGACTACGCCGCCGACAGCCTGTGGACGATGGCATGGCTGAACTCCGGCCAGGTGGTCCCGTTCCTCATCAAGCCCTACGGCAACGCGGTCGCAACCGAGGCGCAGCCGCACTTCGGTGGCGACGTGAAGATCACCCGCAAGCCCGGTATTGGCGGCGAGGCAGCCGAGGCGCACGAGACCGAGGTCGAGTGGGAAATCGAGGGCGTGCCCGAGCGGATCACGGCGTAGCCGATGGCCGGCCTCAGGATCGACGTCAAGCTCGACGGCAGGGACGAGATAGTCGCGAAGCTGACCTTGTTCGCGAAGACCTCCCGTCAGCTCAAGCCGGCATTCCAGCAGATCACCAGTCGGGCACTGGTGACTGGCCGGTTCCAAGCCCCGAGGTACAGCGGCAAGACACGCGCCTCGCTCAAGGGCAGGGCGTCGAACCTGAGGTCGCATCTGAAGGCCGGCGGTGCATCACGTAGAAGCCACGGCGGTGGCATCTACGTCGAGATGAACCACGCCGGCACCCGATGGGACGGCCAAGCCCCGAACCCTTGGCTGTACCGAACTCTCAACGCCAACAGGACATTTGCCGTGCAGCGCGTGCGGCGAGAACTGATCAAGAAAAAGGACGAGGCAGGACTATGACCGAGAAGAAAAGCGGACTCGCAGACGCCATCGACAACCTGACCGGACTCCAGGTGAAGCGTGTGCAGTCGCTCACCGGCTCGCAGATCCACGACGGCAAGGACTACTACACGACCCTGTTCGCGGTCGAGTACGTGCGCAAACTCCCGGCCGACGACGTGCGCAAGTGGGGCACGATCCAGAAGAACGGGTTCGACAAGTTCCTCGAGGAAACCACGACCAAGCAGGTAGCCGACTCGCTCAGCCTCGACAGCGAGGACAGCGACCCAAAAGACAAGCCCGCGAGCTAGCCGACCACGAGGCCGAACGGCTGGCCGAGTTCTGCATGCTGACCGGCCAGCCGCCCTCCGTCTACTACGACCTGACGGTGCGCGAGGTCAACGCGTTCGTCGCAGTCGCCAACAAACGAGCAGTGAGAAGCAGGAGAAGGAAGTCATGACTGTCACCACCGAGAACGGCTGGGCGCAGATCGGCAACCCGACCCGCCGCGCCATCGCCGGGACGAACATCGTTCTACCTCTGCACCCGCACGATGCAGGGTTCGTGCTCGCCAGCTTCGCCGCGATGTACAACCGCGATATAGAACCGCTGTCCGGCGGTGCATCCGACGAGGGCGGCTGGACCCCGACGAACAGCGTGTGGAACTCGAATCACCTGTCCGGCACGGCAATCGATCTGAACTGGAACAAGTACCCGTTCCGCCGGTACACGATGCCGCAGGAGCGCGTTCAGCGGGTGAAGCAACTCCAAGCCGGGTTCCGCGGCCTGATCGACTGGGGCCGCGACTGCTGGGGCGGTAACCCGGTGGACGAGATGCATTACCAGGTCGCCAAGGGCAAGCCGGTGCAGGCCTACGTCGACTTCGCCCACGAGCTGCGCGCCGGCCTGTTCGGTCTGTACGGCGGCACAGCGCCCACGCCCGCCCCCGTCGTCGTGCCCAACCCCGGCGTCGGTGGCGGCTCCACGTTGCTGATGCGCGGCTCACGCGGTAATGCGGTGCGCAATCTTCAAGAGCGCCTGAACCGCGACTACCCGCGCTACTCACGGCTCGTGGTCGACGGCGACTACGGTCCGGCGACCGAGGCCGTGGTGCGCGAGTTCCAACAGCGCGCCGGCCTCCTGGTCGACGGCATCGCAGGACCGGCCACTCTCAGCAAGCTCGGCCTGTGAGGTACGGCCTGCAGACCCTCGCCACGGCGGTGGTGCTCGGCGTCGTCGCCGGCATCACCGCCGCGACGAGCTACCTACTTCGGACCGAGCTGCCGTCCGAAACCCAACTGATGGAAGAGAAGTCATGACCGGACCCCTGGACCTCGTGCGCGCGGAAATCATGAAGCGCGTCGGTCCCGAGATCGACGCTCGATTCGAGCAGCTCATCCCGATCTTCACCAAAGCGCTCAACCGCAACCAGCCTCTCGAAGAGGTCGACGTGCCGCCGGCGACCGAGCCAGTGCAGCCGGCCACCGCAGCCAAGCGCACTGCCGTGCAGGGCGTCGTCACACTGGTGCTCGCCGGAGTGTTCGGATTCGCGGCCGACACGTTCAGCGGTGGCGACTTCGATCTGCTCGACTACAGCGACTGGAAAGGACTCGCATCCGGTGCCGGAGTCGCGGCCATCATGACCTTGCTCGCGTTCGGGCAGCGCAAGATCGGGCGCTGATGAACGAACGTGCGGTCCTCGCGGCCGCGCAAGCCCTCTCGGTAGTACTCGCCACCGCCTCCATCGTCGTCGGTGCGCTGTACGCCGGCCCCGAGCACTTCGTCCGCCGGCCACTACCTCCAGGGCAGGAGACGCTCGTCGTCCTCGTGGAGTCGGCGTTCCCCGTGTGGCCGTTCCTGTTCGGCGTCACCGGCGTAATAGCGCTCGTCTGCGCGCTGATGCGCCGCGAGGTCATCATCGGCCACGGCCTCGTCGTGGCGTCCTGGGCGTTCTGGGGACTGTGCCTGATCATCGCTCCACTGCGCAGCGTTCCCCCTACCCCCATCCTCGTTGGCGTCATCGCGATCGTTCTCGGCGTCGGCGCGAACGTCTGTGCGGCCATCTTGTGGGCCGCACTCGGAGTGAAGTAATGGACACGGCGGCGATCATCGCCGCGACCATCGGCGCGATCGCCACCGCAGTCGCCACCGTCGTCAGCGTCCGCGCCAAAGTGCAGACCGAAAACGTTGTCGCACTGGTGAAATCGAACGCAACCCTCAACCGTCAGGTCGCTCGGCTGGACGAGTGGAAGATTTCCGCCCGCTACTACATCGCACGCCTACGCGGGCAGGTTGCAGACCTGGGCGAGGAACCGCTGCCACTGCCGGCCGTACTGAGAGAGGACCTGGGCGATGGCTAACAAGAACACCGTCGACATCTATTTCGACGGCCACGAGAACGGTCTGCGCACCGCGATACAGAAGGTCAAGGCTGACCTCCAATCGCTCCGCAACCAGAAGATCGAGGTGAAGGTCGACACCGACACCGGCGAACTCTCACGCCTCCGGCGCGACCTGGACACGCTCCGCGACCGGACCGTCACCGTCGATGTCGAGCTACGCAACGCCGGCGCGCTGGCCGAGCTGGCCGCGTTCGACGCAGCGCGCGGCAATGCCACCATGTCGCTCGACCTCGACACCGGCGCAGCCGCCGCCGAGCTGGCCGCGTTCATCGCCGCCGTCCCCCGATCGGTAACCATCAACCTCGACGTGGACACCGCCGGCGCGGCCGCTGAGTTGGCCGCGTTCCGCCTCGCACTGCTCGCCCTGAACAATGACACCATCGACCTAGGTTCCGTGTCGCGAACAGCGTCTCGCGGCGTGACCGCGCTCGGCGGCGCGGCGTCGTCGTCGGCGCCGATGATCGCGGCCGCTGCCGTCGCGCTCGCCCCGCTCATCTCCGGCGCGGCCGGCGCGTCGGTGTTCGCGGTCGCGGCCGGGCTCGGCGCGGTAACTGCCGCTGCCGGCGCAATGTCGGTCGGCTTCGGTGGCGCGCTCGCCGCTATCCCCATCGCGTCCGCTGCCACCTCGCAGAAGGTGGTCGATCACTTCACGTTCATGAAGAACGACGTGATCGAGACCATGAAGGAAATCTCGGCCCCGGTGCAGGAGCCTCTGGTCAATCTCGCCACGGCGGTCGGGGCCGCATTCCATCAGATACGGCCGAGCCTGGACGTGGTGACGGCCGGCGCTGCACGGCTCGTAGACGAGTTGTCCGGCAGCATGCCGGCGATCGCTGCTCAGCTCGGCCCCGCGATGGAGCAGGCGTTCGGTGCCGCCGAGCCGCACATCAAGAACCTGATCAGCAATATCCCGTCCTACGTCGCAGCCATCGGCAACTTCGCCGGCAAGCTCGGTGACCCCGCGATTGTCCAGGGCGCGCAACGCGTTTTCGGAATGATCCCCGGAATCATCGACGGCGCCGGCGACTCGCTCGTCTCGATGGCCAACGGCTTCCAGAACGTCATGAGCTACCTCGACTCCGGCGCGCTCGACGGCTTCACCACCGGCGTCGGTGCACTGTTCGACGAACTGGGCAGCACCGACTGGTCGGGCACGATCGACGGCATATCGGACATGGCCAACAGCTTCGGTGAACTCGCCGGCAGCATCGACGGAGATTCGATCTCCGGCGCGATCGAGGGCATCACCAGCGACATAACGAAGTTCACCAACGCGGCCAAAGACATCGGGACAGCGGCGTCGGCGTTCGGAGACTTCCTCCAGGGCGTCGGTGACAGTGCGGTCAACTTCGGAGAGGTGTCCGGGCTCAACAGCTTCGGCGACGAAATCAACAGCTTCCTCGACTCGATCGGACTCATCGAGTGGGACGGCCCGAAGGTTCAGGCCAACCCGGACCTGACCTCTGTCACGCCGATGCTGGACAACATTCTGGGCGCGCTCGGTCAAGGCCCACCGGTGACCCTCCCGCCTGCCGAGCAGCCCGTGATCCCGGTGTTCGATGACCTGGGTCTAGCGCCGGCCATCCCTCCGGTGGAAGTGCCGCTGGAGCCCGGTCCGATGCCACCGCCGCCGCCGCCGATCGAGCCGGTGAAGATCGAGACGCAGGCCGAGCTGACCAACCTCGCGCAGCCTGACATTCCACCGCTGAAGGTGCCGGTGGAGTACGACACCACCGGTATCGGAACGCTCACGATCGCAGCACCCGAGCCGATCAAGGTGCCGGTGGAAATCCTTCCGCCGCCACCGCCGGACATGTCCGCGTTCACTGTCGACCTGACCGCGCAGGGTGCTGCCGCCGGCGCGACGTTCGCGGCCGGCCTCGCCGGGTCGGCTGGCGCTGTCGCCGGCGCAGCCGCGTCGATGGCCGCAGCCGCGCAGAACGTCTCGGTCGACCTCTCCGGGCAAGGCGCTGCCGCCGGCGCATCGTTCGCGGCCGGCATCCGATCGCAGGCCGGCGCGGTCGCTGCCGCAGCCGCCGAACTCGGCCGCATCGCCGCAGCGAACAAAGGACATTACAAGGGCCGCAAAGGAATTGCCGCTGACCGGATCATGCTCATTCCCCACGGGCAGGCGATGGTCAAGGGCTTCATCGGCGGCATGCAGTCCCAGAAGTCTGACCTGATCAACGCCGCCCAAGGCCTCGCCCGCGACGTGTACACCGCGTTCGATGACGACCTGGTGCCGAACATCGGTCTCGCCGGCGGCATGGACATTCGGCAGAAGGTGGTCGTTCAGGTGGAGGCCGGCCTGATGGCCGATCCCGTCAAGATCGGACGTGAGGTCCGGGACGTGCTCGACCAGTACGCCGGCGCGGTCGGAGGATCGGTGAAGGAAAGTGTCTAGATTCACCGACGCGTCGATGGTCTCGGTTCAGCTCGAGGTAGCCCGCGAGGACGTGTGGGTACCGGACGGGTTGGCCGTCGCGCAGCGCAGCTACGAGCCGAACGGGATCCCGTTCAACCTCACCGACCGAGGTGGCCTCGCGTTCCCCGAGGAGACGTTCGTGCGCCAGGGCAACGGTGGACAGGCCCGCACGTTCAAACCCACACAGACGGTGTGGGTGATCAACATCAACTCGAACGGCGACCCGCAGAAGGCCGTCGATCTAGGCCCGACGCTCGCGCAGTCCCGCATGGCGATCCCCGTCCGACCGGGCATGAAGGTGAACTGGTCCGGCCAGTATCAGGTCCGGCGCACCGGCTGGACTCCCGACGACGAGAACGGCACCACCACGTCGGTCGATATCCGGACCCGACTGTGGGGAACCGGCACGACGGTGGACGAGTACGGCGTCGAAACCGACATCGCGGTCCCGCTTCTCGAACACCGGCAGCGGCTCCAGGATTACGTGTTCGGCAACCCTCCATCCAACCGCCTGAACTTCACGCTGCCGACACTGCCCGACGCCGTGGTGCCGGCCAACGTCGACCGAATCTATTTGGCGTTTACCCTGATTGCTGTCAACACCGGTAGCGAGTGGACAGGTAAGTACCGCTCGTTCAACTGGATTCAGGGCGGCGCGCTGGACTCCGGTTTCTTCGCGATCATGGACGCGACCAAGCCCACGATCTACGTCCGTAAACCGGACGTGCTCAACCACACGACACCCAACGCGCTGTCCGCTACCGGGCACGTGTTCCGCAACCGGACGCAGTTCACGAACGTGCCCGCTGCCGCCGAGCTCGTGCTGTGCGCGGACACCGGCGCGGTCGGCGCGGTGACGGTGCAGGCATGGGCAGGCTCGACCTTGCTCGCCAACGTCGTCGTGCCCGCCGGCGGCCGAGTGGTGACCGCGATCGCACCGCCGGCCGCATCGACGGTAACGCTGACCTCGACCGGCAACTACGGCGTAGAGCGTTGCACCGCTGCACGTTTCGAGACTCTGCTGACCGAGCAGACCAGGCTTCACAAGTACACCTACGTCGATGTGATCGGTGACGTGAACCGCATCAAGACCGAGGGCATCGAGTCCGATCTGTCGATCACGACGTTGCGGTTCATCTCGAACGAGGCCGGCGAGCAGATGGCACCGGGTCGCCGCGTCCGCATCGTCGGCAAGTACCCCGGTGGTCATGCGGTGATCTTCACCGGCACGGTGCGCGGCCGGCGCATCGTCTCCAGCTTCTCCCGCAAGGCCGAGGTGGAGATTGCGGTGCACACCGATCACGGCCGGCTCGGACAGGTCGACTTCCCCGTCGCCTACGACCAGGTTGCCGAGTACGGGCAGCTCGTCCACGCGGCCGGCTCGGAAATCGTGCTGAACGGCGTCGACTACACCGGCCCACCGCGCCCGCTGCCGGACGGGTGGGACTACTTCCCCTCCTACTACAGCGAGAAGATGAAGCTCACCGAGTCGCTGGAGATGGTCCGAAACACGAACAAAGGGTTCATGTTTCACGACCGCCACAACCGATGCGTCTACCGTGACACTCTGCCGACCGAGGTGGTAGCAGACTTCAGCGACCGCCCCGGCCAAGGCGACATGAGCTACACCCTGAACGTCGAGCAAGGCTCGGACACCAAGTCTCTCGTCAACGCTGTGTCGGTCACCGAACACCTGCTCGATCGCAAGGACTTCGTGGAACGAGTCCTCGATCGAACCGAGGCACCGGTCCTGTTCGGTGACGTGAAGTCGAGAACGCAGACCGTCGAGTACCGTCGTCCCGAGTCGATCGATCTGTATGGGATGCAGAAGGTTTCGTTCGACGTGGTGCGCGGTTCGGGCACGTGGGAAGACCTGTACGCCGACAACTACGGAACGAACTTCGCCGCATGGGCAGGCGCGATCCTGGACGAGTACTCGGCCGAGACCACCGACTTCAACCGCATCGGTCTGGCCGTCACGACCGACGCGCATATTGCGCTGGTGTCCAAGCTTCAGGTCCTCGACGCGGTGGCGATCCGCATGGGCCAGACGGTGCAGGTGCGGCGCATCCGGCGCATTGTCCACGACATCAAGCCGAACCGCTGGACCGTGGAACTTCGGTTCGACGTGACCCGAGGGCAGAGCTACTGGGTGCCGCCGACACCGGTCCCGGTCCTGACTCTGGGCGATGTCGACGCCGGCACCCTCGCACGGCCGGCGACGGCGATCATCGACGGCGGTCACCCCGCCGACACCGTTACTTCGATCCTCGATGGAGGCACCCTCTGATGGCCGTACGATCCCGAATCCAACAGCTCCGCGCCACAGCCGCCGAGTGGACCGCACAGAACCCTGTTCTGAAGGACGGCGAGATAGGCGTCGAGCGTGACACCGGCTACATGAAGGTCGGCAACGGCGTCGATCCGTGGGAAGACCGCCCGTACCAAGCCGGCCCCAAGGGCGACAAGGGCGACCCCGGCAACCAAGGTCCCGCCGGCACCGGGTTGCAACTGACCGGACGTGTCGCGACGTACGCCGCTCTGCCAGCGAACGCGGCCAACGGCGCTCAGTATCTGGTCGACGCGGATGGGTTGGTCTACATCCGCGCAAACGGCGCGTGGCCGGCCAACGGGACTGGCGTGCAGCTCCGAGGCCCGAAGGGCGACCCTGGCAGTAAAGGCGATCCCGGCAGTAAAGGCGACCCCGGCAACAAGGGTGACAAGGGCGATCAAGGCGCACCCGGACCGACGATAGCGGCCGGTGCGACGACCGCGTTGTGGTCTGGCACCGAAGCGCAGTACGCAGCTCTACCCGCCGGCACCAAGAACGCGGTCGGGTTCATCGCGGTGATCGTCCCGTGATCCGTTTGGCCGGCGCTGCCATCAAGCGCGTCGTGGCCGGCGTCGGAGGCTCGACCGTCGCAGTCAAGCGCGTCATGGTCGGTACCGGGAACGCCGCTGTGCAAGCGTGGTCCGCTATCTCCAACATGGGCATGGACAAGGCCGGCAACTTCGGCGGTGGCACGGCAGCCGGCTACGTCACCGGGTGGACAGCGCGGGCGGGCTCGACCGTCACGGCCGACACGTACCTGGTGAGCGACGGTGCAGGCAGCAAGACCGCCCACTGGAAAGTTCAGCTCACTTCCGGCGCGGCCAGCGGTGGACAGACGTACCAACTGCACCAGAACGGTGTCGCGATCGCCACTGTCAATATCCCGACGCTCGATACGACGACCACGTTCGCTGACGTGCCGATCACCCTGAACGCCGGCGACCAGCTCGCGATCTACAAGTCATCGACCGGAACAACCCGCACAGTCGGTGCCACCAACACGTATCTGTACTGGGACTAGCTACCCCTAGTAGCCGAAAGTGAGTTGAACGCCGGCCTTGGCGCGCGCCTCATCGACTGTCATGGATGCACGGTCCCGGACCGTGATCTCGTAGAACGCACTGCCGTCCTGCACCTGTATGCGTGCAGGGAACCGGCAGGAGCGCGAGTCGGGGTAGTACACACCAGCTTCGACCGCGCCCGCTCCGACTGTCGTGCCGTCACCGTCTCTGACGGTTACCCCTGTCCCTTTACTAATGCCGTCGGAGTCGCAGCCGGCAGCGGTGCGAGTGACGTACTGAGGTGCCACGTCGAGCACAAGGTTCATGTCGAACGTCGTCGGCTGCTCGACCTCAGGTTTGGTCGAGCAGCCGGCCACGGTGGCGAAGGCGGCTAATGCCAGCCATAGTTTCCGCATGCGTGATTGATAGCACATCGGACATATCAGGCGATGGCGCGGTACAGGTCCAGCTTCTCGATCGCGGTCCGCATACGCAGGTCTGTGACGCCGGCGTAGCCCTGGGTGGAGTGGATTGATCCGTGGCGCATCAACTCTTGCACGACGCGTATGTCCGCCCCGTCCTCCAGCAGAGTGGTGGCGTACCAATGCCGCAGTGGGTGAGCAGATCCCGGAATCTTTGCGCGCCGGAAGGCGTCACCGACGCTCTGGCTGACGCTCTTGCGGGTGACGTGTTGCCCCGGCCGTGTCTTGTTCGACGGGAACCACCAGCCCCGCGCCGGCATCGTCTCGGCCGTGGTCGCCAATACCGGGTGGATCGGTACCCACTTCTCGGTCCCACCCTTGCCAGGGATGAGCATGCGGCCGCGTGGCAGGTCGACGTTCTCGCCCCGGAACGACGCTATCTCGATGCACCGCAGACCGGCGAGGGTGGCGAGGAGGATCATCACACGGGTGCGGTGGTGCATGTTGGTGCGCAGGAGTGCGATGAGGTGCTCGTCGGCCACGGGGCGAGGCTGGCGCTTCGGTTGCTTGATCTTGCCGACTTTGATCATCGGGTCATCGCTCCGAATGTCCTGTAGCTGTAGCCATTTGAACCACGTCACGAGATACGAGTGATAGGTGTAGTGAGTGCTTCTGCTCCACTCCGGGTGCGAGGCGTACCACCGCACGATGTCGAGCGGCAGCGCGTAGGTCGGGTCGACGCCCGTCTCCAGTGCGAACTGCTGCATCACGCGGATGCGCTCGGTTCTCGTCGTGTCGGCCAGGCGTACGCCGTGGTGCCAGAGTTCCCATTGGTCGATCGTCGCGTTAGTGCTCAT